CAATTTATTTTTGTATAATTTTTTTTTTGTACAACAGTTTCCATATTTGTTTAAAATTATAAACAATTGTTTAATATACAGTTTTTTTTTAATTTATTCTAATAAAATAATAATGTCCGGTAATATAAATGATACAAATGTTAAATTAATACAAAAAGAATGTTTTAATATGATTTCCGATTTAGAAAAATATGGTCATAATATTGCAATTTATGAAAGATTATTACAAAAAAAGTATAATAATTTATTTACTACATCAAAAACATTATTTAATTTAATATTAAATTCTTTTAAAAATAAAAATTTTGATAAACAACATTTTAATATGATGATCAACAAAATGTTGGAAAACATTACAAAAATACAAACTAATCAAATTTCACAACACGATGCATCAGTTGAAATAGGTACTGATTTAGCTTATAAATATATACCACAATTAAAAGAAAAAATAGAATCAAATACTTTAGATAATATACAAGAAATAGAGGAAATAGAAGACAAATTTGAAGGTGAAGACAACTGACACCACGGACACTATCGAAAAGATTAATGAATAATCATTGCGTGTAAATTTATTTTATTTTTTAACTAAAATAAGTAAAAAATGGAAAATACACAAGAACAAATGACTGCACAAGAATTTGTTGAACAAGCAAATGTAAAAGAAAAAACATATGGTCATAATAAATTTCAAGTTGAAATTGAAGAATATAAACAAAAAGTCGAAAATTTAAATGAAGAATTAAAAAAACAAAATACAGAAATAGAAAGATTGAACACTGTTGTAAGTGAAAAAAATGAACAACGTCAAAATTTTGAAAAGCAATTTGAACAAGTAAAACAAACATATGAAAATAGAATTACAAATTTAAATGTGCAATATGAAAATACAAAAAAGCAATTACATCAAAAAGTTGATGAACATGAAGAATTGAAAAATAGATATAATATAGAATATCCAAAAGTAACTGACTTGTACAAAGATATTGATGTTTTAAAAAATGATTTACACAAGATTTCTTTACATAGAGACCAATTAAAAGAACAATTAGATACTTTGTCTGAAAAATATGAAATTCAAAATAAAGAATTAAATCAATCAAAAGATTTATCTGAACAATTAAATAATCAAGTTAATCTTCAGAAATCTATAGCACAAAGTTTAGAAAAAGAAATCGAACTTTTAAAATCAGAAAATGTTAGTAATAGAAATCAAATAGAAGATTTACAATTATTATTAGAAGAAAAGGAACATGAATTAGTGACAAAAAATAATATTCAAATGATTAAGAATATTAATTTAAATGAAAGTTCTGAAAATAGTAATTCAATAGAACCTGGAAAAACAATACAAAGATCTGCTCGTGTTAGATTATATGGATCAAGACGACGAAAAAATTAAAATTTCTTTTTTGGTTTTAAAGAAATATGTTTAACATTTTCATATTTCTCTTTCAAGTTTTTACTTTTTGATTTATTTTTATATGCATGTTTAATGTTATTCATTGGTATATATTGTAAATTCTCAATACTTGAATTTTTTGAAGAATTTGAATCAGTAGGAAAACTTTTTATAGAACGTTGCGAACTTTGAGTTGAAGTGCGTGTTGAACTTTTTCTTGAACTTTTTCTTGAATTGCGAGTAGAATTTTGTGTAGAATTATGTCTTGAACTTTTTCTTGGATTGCGAGTAGAATTTTCTGTAGCAGATTTTGTAGAGGATGGTGGTCTTATAGATGAGGAGTGTTCAGTTGTTGAATCCTTTATTTTTTCTACATTTACTTTTCCATGTCTGGAATTTCGTGATGAGTGTGATACTTCTCTAGAGTCACTTAAAGAATTTTGTGTTTCTGAAGACATGGTTGACTTATTTTTATATTTTATAACAAATGGATTTTTTTCTTCGCTTTCTTGAATAAACTTTACTATTTTCTTTAATGGCATATTTTTATGAATTTGTAAAGAAATAATATCAGTTAATTCGTTTTTAGATTTATCTGATGCATTAATTTTTTCTAAATTTTCGTAATAAAATCGGGATATGCTTTTCATAGATTTATGAAAAAAATCTTTTGTAGAAATAAATTCCATATCATCTAAAAAATCAGAATAATCATAATTGTAAACTATTATTTCAATTGATAAATATAAAGTTGTATATAATAAATTATCAAGTTCTTGCTCATCAACATTTAAAATTTTTTTGCACCATTTTAAAAACTTTGAATATTCTTTATCTTTTTTTTCAGTTTCCCATAAAGAAATATCTATTAAATTTTGTAAAAAAATCTTTTCATCAGGTAAAGAATTATATATTTTCCTTATATATTTTCCACAATAATTAACAAAAACACTTATTAATTTATCTTCATTTGTCTTTTTTTTTTCAATCAATAATTTGATATCTGACATAATATATTATATATCTAAAAATTAAATGATTATCTTTTACGCAATTTAAAAAAAAATTAATTGTTTGTAACTAATAATACGCATATGATATTTAACATTCATATTTTTGCCATAGGAATTACATTTATTTTTTATATAATTTTAAAAGAATTCAAAAAAGATACCCTTGAATTAAACAAAAATAATAAAAAAAAACAAAGTAATTTAATTTATGTTTTATTTGCACCATTTGCAGTATATCTAACATATTATATATTTTTGAATAAAAATGAAAAAACATCGGAACCTGTAAATATCACAAAACAATTAGAAACAGAAATATTACCATCAGAAACAATTAATAAAATATCATATAAAAATCCATCTATTTACCCTATGGAAAGTACTTTAAGCGATATATCATAATTTATAGTTTTATTTCAAACAATTAATTTCTTTGATAATTGTAAGTTATAATGGAATACAATTATTATGAAAATCCTGATTCTGACCCAACACAATTTTCAAATATATTATCAAAACATGAATTTGATACTCATAAGGCAGAAAATAAAAGAGATTTTTTATACCAAGAACCTAATCAATTATTATTAAGAAATTATATATCAAAACATACAATTTATGAAAATGTATTATTATATCTCGGGTTAGGCGTCGGCAAATGTATGAAAAAAGATACACCAATATTAATGTATGATGGTACTATCAAAAAAGTACAAGACATAATAGTCGGTGATTTATTAATGGGAGATGATTCACAACCAAGAACTGTATTATCGTTAGCAAGAGGAGAAGATAACATGTATGATATTATTCCTGTAAAAGGTGATAAATATACAGTTAACGAAGAACATATTTTATGTTTAAAGGCCTCTGGATATCCAAATCTTTTAGATGATAAAAAAAAGAATATATTTACTGTAAAATGGATAGAAAACAATAAATTTATATCTAAAAGTTTCAGTTACAATAAAGTGAATAAATTAGAAACAAAAATAAAAGCCGAAGAATTATTTAAATCCATTACAAATGAACAAATTATAGAAATTTCTGTTAAAGATTATTTAAAACTCTCAAATAAAAATAAAACTATATTAAAAGGATATCGTACTAAAATAGATTTTCCAGAAAAAGAAATAGAGTTTGATCCGTATATACTTGGTTATTGGTTAGGTGATGGTATGGTAACATCTGTATTACATTATTTATCAAGATCTGGAACTACAGGAAAATATAATTCAAATCAATTTTTGAATTTATTAAAGAAATATAATCTAAATAAACATAAACATATTCCACATTTATACAAATGTAATTCAAGACGAAATAGATTAAAATTATTAGCTGGTATTATTGATGCAGATGGATCATATGCACATGGAAGATTTGAATTATCACAATCTTTAGAACACGAAGAATTAATAAATGATATTATTTATTTATGTAGATCACTTGGGTTTGCTTGTTATAAAAGTATATCACATACTTATGTTAGAATAATCATTAGCGGAAAAGGAATTGAAGAAATACCAACCTTAGTACCCAGAAAAAAGGCATTGGCAATGCCAAGAAAACAAAAAAAGGATGCACTTGTTACTGGTATAAAAGTATTACCTGTAGGACGTGATAATTATTATGGATTTACTTTAGATGGAAATTGTAGATATATAATTGGGGATTTTACTGTTACACATAATACATGCAGTTCTATATCAATAGCCGAAGGCTTTAAAGAATATATCAACAATATGGGTCGTAGAATTTTAGTATTAGTAAAAAACAAAAATATTCAACGAAATTTCATGAATGAATTGTTAAGCAAATGTACAGGTGATGAATATATAAGTGAAAAGGAAAGAGAAATGTATGCAGAAACTGGTATGAAAAAAGAGACAATGAATAAATATGTTAGAAAAATAAATAAATCATATCAGTTTTTAACTTATGGTACATTTGTTAATAGAGTATTAGGTATAAAAGAATATGAAAAAGATGAATTTGGAAGAAATACAAATAAATTAAAAAGAGAAAATGGTGATATAAAAAGACGCAAATCAGAAAATGAAATTAAAAATTTAAATAATACAGTTATTATAGTTGATGAAGCTCATAATATTACAAATAATGATGTATATATTGCATTATATCAATTATTATTAAAATCTTTTAATTATAAACTTGTATTATTAACTGGTACTCCAATATATGACAATCCAAAAGAAATCTTTGAAATTTCAAATTTATTAAATGCAAATATGCCAGAAAATATTTTTCCTATTAGAAATGAATTATTCAAAGAATCTGAACAACAATTAATAACAAAAACACAATCGTCATATATAAATAATAATGTATTAAAAGGTGGGATTGTATCAGTTACGGATATTGGAAAACAAAAATTAGCAAAAGCTTTATATGGTAAAGTTTCTTATTTACAATCAAACGTGTTAACCAATCCCATAAAAATAGAAATGGGTGAAGTTTTATCAAAAAGAACTGGCAGTACAAAAGTTGTTTATTGTCAAATGTCCAAATATCAATATTTAGTTTATTTAGATGCATTAAATTTAGACATAAAAACAGATGCATCATTTGATATATCAACAGCTATTCAAAATATAGAATCATCTGAAAATTTAGAAGAAATGCCTGTATCAATGTCTAAGGCAAGTTCTTTATATAAAAATAGTAGTGATGCCTCTACAATGGTATATCCAAATAGAACATTTGGTAAACAAGGATTCCAGTCAATTATATCAAAAGATAATGGAAAATATACAATTAAAGACAAAAAAATATTCCAAGAAGATTTGATAAAATATTCCTCTAAACTATATAAACTTTTAAAAAATATAAAAGAAAGTACTGGTAATGTATTTATTTATTCAAATTATGTATCATTTGGTGGTACTTTATTGGTTAAATTATTATTATTAAACAATGGATTTACAGAATTTAAATCAAGGCAAAAAAACGAAAACCCTTATAAAAATTTTGTATTATTTGATGATACATTAAATATAGAAGCAAGAGAAAAAATAAGAAAAATATTTAATAGCAAAGAAAATAAAGATGGAAAACTTATAAAAATTATTATTGGATCACCTATTTTATCAGAAGGTATAACATTAAAAAATGTTAGACAAGTGCATATATTAGAACCTTGCTGGAATATGAGTAGAATTAATCAAATTATTGGTAGAGCTGTGAGAAACTATTCACATCAAGATTTGCCTGTAGAAAATAGAAATGTACAAATTTTCAAATATGTTTCAGTATATTATCCTAAAAAAGAAATAGAAGAATCTGCATCACTTTCTTCTTTTTTCATAGATAGAGAAAAATATATATTATCAGAAGAAAAAGATCGTTCTAATAAAAATGTAGAAAGACTTTTAAAGGAAATTAGTTTTGATTGTGATTTAATGAAATCCAGAAATAAATTAATTGGAAAAAACGGATCACCAGAATGTGATTATACGACATGTGAATTTAAATGTTTGGTTAAAGTTAAACCGGAAAATAAAGATAAAGATGATAAATCAACTTATAATTTATACATTCCTTATTTTGACAAACTTGATATAGAATTTATTTCAAAAACAATCCATGATATGTTTAAAAAATATTTTATATGGCATATTGATGATATTGTTCAATATATAAAAGATATAAATAATAATATATCAAATGAAGCTATTTTTATTACATTAAGTAATTTTACAACAAACAAAGTTCCATTTGAAGATATGTATTCAAGAGAAGGATTTTTAATAAATAAAGGACCATATTATATTTTTAATAGTTCTGACTTGAATATAAATACTTCAATTTATTCAAAAATTTTAGATTTTACAGTTAATAAAAATAAATATACATTAGATGAATTTATAAATTCCAAGTTTGAAAATTTTAAAGATATAAAATCAATTGATGAAGAAGATTTGACTATTAAACCAATAGAAACAGAAGAAGAATTACTTTCTGAATCAGACATAGCTTATAATAATAATATAATAAATCATAATACAATTTTTGGTACTTATAGACAACGTGGATCAAAAGAGAATCCATTTGGTCCATACGATGGTAAGTTTAGAATAATAGATTTAAGACAAAAAGATGATTTTGAAGATTTAGATACAGAAGATAAAAGAAAAATTATAAGTGGTATGTGGATTGGAAGTTATAAGAAACCTAAATTAATGGAAATAGTTGAATATTTAAATATAACAACTGGTGGTATAAACATTAAAAATTTTGACAAAGAAGAATTAGGTAAACTAATAGAAAAATATTTAACAGAAAACAAAAAAGTATTAAAATAAACTATGTATTTAAAATAGCATTATATATTTTTTTAGATAATGCTTTTCCTATTTTTCGTTTTTCAGTTATTTGAATATTCGCTAACAATTCTTCATTATTCTCTTTATATGCATTTATTAATTCATTCATATTTTTATAATGTTCAGAAATTTTTTTAGCTATATTTAAGGATACACCAGGTATAACACTTAATTGCAAATTAAATATATTATTATTTATACGATCTGATTTTTTGAGATTTATTAAATTTACCTCACTAACAATATCTCCAACTTCTTTAACTTCAATTGTCTCATTTTCGTTTACGTCATTTTCATTACTTACACTTACATTACTTACACTTGTATATTCCTTTTTATAATATTTTTTATAGATAGTTATAATTGTTTCAAATGTATCATTTATATTATTTGTATTTAATAACTTGAATTTATGTTTAAAAATTAAATTTAACATTGCACTTTCTAAAATATTCATTTTTATTCCATATTTTTCCTTTTCTTTTCTTGTACCTTCTATAATATACATAATTTTATCATTGTTATTTATTGTTTGTTCTATTCGTGATTTCTGTTCGCGAAATCTACCATCTATAATACTTGAACTAAGATCGCTAAAAGTTTTTCTTTCAAATAATAATATTAATTTTTGATAAATATCTTGTGTAGTAAGTTCTATGTCATAATTAATATCACTTATTAAAAAATCACCTATATCTAAATTGCTTATTTTATAATATACATTACAATTTTTATCCAAATTTACTAAAAAAACTTCATGATCTAATTTTGTGGTTTCGTATTTTTTCAATACATCTATAAATCCTTTTTCACGATAATCTATTAATAAAAGCATTTTATTCTTGCATACAAAGTATATAATATAAAATTTTACAACAAAACGAATAAATTAACAAAATTTAAAATATCAGGATAATGTAAGGAACGTGAAATGCCAAACTTTAATATTATTTTGGCAGATTTAATTTATATATTTCATATTATGATAATTCTGTTTGTATTGATTGCACCATTTCTAAAAATACCAATTTTATTAATACTTCATATAGTTTTTTCAATTAGTTTATTAATTCATTGGGCAAATAATAGCAACGTTTGTTCATTGTCATTACTAGAATCAAAATTAAGAAATATACCTTATACACAAAGTTTTACACACAGTTTTATAGGTCCTGTTTATGATATATCATCAACCGATTGGTCAAAAATTTGTTATTTTGTTACTATTACATTAATGATTATATCCATATATAATTTAATTATTTCACCAAAAATTGAACTATTCAAAAAATGTATTAGTAAAACACAAAAATATATAAATACCAATAAAAATTTAAAATTAAAGGATAAATTTAATTTGTATATGAATTGTACAATGTATTTATTCAATTGATTTAGTTTATTTTATAATTAAAATTTAAAATTAATTATAAATACAGATGGAAATAGATTTCAAGTCTAAATTTCTTAATTGTGAATTTGATAATATATTAATTAATAAAAACAATCCTCTTATAAATTCTTATGATATTTATATACAATATAAACAAAAATATATAATTAACACACGTAAAAATTTTGATTTATATCAACAACTTATAAAAGAATATACAAATCTGAAAAATATGCAATATCAAACACCGTATAAAAACGTTGTAATTTATACGTTTATTCCAGATGAAAAATTAGATGAATTATCCTTTAAAATTATAAATTTAATTAAAGAACAACAAACAAATTTTGACAATTTTATGCATTATATTAATTATTTAAATGATAACATAGATAATTATATCGTAAATGAAAATTCTAAATCAAAAAATACAATTCGTAGAAATAAAAATATATTTACAAGATTATTAGAAGGTGGTACAAAAGCTAAAATTAAGAGACGAACGCCTACAACGTAATATAATTAAATCATCATTGTAAGAGTTGCAACAATTTCTTTTGATTTTTGTCTTTCATGTTGTAATTTATTTCTATATTCATAACTATTACGTAAATCATCCTTTAATTTTTTCAATTTTATTTCAAGATTTTGAATAGATGAATCGTGAGTTTCAATCATATTCTTTGTATTTGCGAGAAATTTAGAATGTAAAAACAACAGTTCTTCTACTTCTAATTGTTTAGTACACACCATACATTTACGTGTTTTAAAATATTCACTATCAATTACATGAAATTTAAACATATCATTAAATTGAATTTCCGCCAAACATTTAATATGAAATGTATGATTACAAGATAATATAATAAAGTTATCACATGAAGTTTTTAATTCATTTTGTGGATTATTATTAAAACATATTTTACAAATAATTTCATTATATTGTGATTTAACAGTTTTGACATTGCGATGTGTATTACAAATTTCATGATTACTGTGAGTGTCTGTATCAAAATCAAATTTATTACAATGAATTGATTCTGACTTTTCAGAATAATTAATACTACATGTGCTATCTGTTTTATCTGGCATATAATAACTATCATGTTTATATGATTCGTCAGAAATGTTAGTAGATTGAGAAAGATTTTCTTTAAGATATGAAATGTCATTTTGCATATTCATTTGGGTCTGATAATTACAATCATTATATTGCTGTGCAAATTGTTGTTGATGATAGTTGTGGCTTGGAAATTGCTGTGGTTGTTGTTGTTGGAATTGTTGTTGGAATTGTTTTTGTTGTTGTTGTTGTTGTTGTTGTTGTTGTTGTTGTTGTTGTTGTTGTTGTTGTTGTTGTTGTTGTTGTTGTTGTTCTGATGACTGAGAAAACTGTTGAGGTTGAAACTGGGTCTGAATTTGACACGGCTGTTGTTGAAGATTTTTTTGTTCTTTGTTTTTACTTCTAAACATTTTCTGTTTTATACTTTTTAATTTAAACATTCAATTTTTAATCATTTTTTAATTAAAAATAAATAATTTTTTCAATTATTTAAAGTTTACATGGTTATATAATAGTTGTATTAATAATAATACCGCAATATTCACTTGGATTTTTTACAAAATTTATATATTCATATACCCCAATGTTTATAGATTCAGTTACTAATAATCTAAAAATAGATTTAAATTCTTTACCATGCCCAATTATAGCATTACCATTTTTATCATAATTGCAAAAATGTGCTAATTCATGTAAAATAACATACATTAAAATATTTATATCATACATTTTATCATTTCCATCTCTTGTTCTTAAACAAATATGCATATCTTTTTTATCAATTGTAAATGTTGTAAATCGGTTATCATTAGCTGCTTCAGACAGTAATTTTGGACTATAATTTTCTATTAATTTTAATAAAAATAAATTTTTTTCATCATGTATATTATATTTTTGTTTTAAATGATTTAATAGTTTTTCTATTCTCATATTTATCACAGCTAATGTATCAGCCGATTCTTCTAAATATATATGTGATTTATTACCATTTCTTATTATATATTTATTATTATCAACTTTTGACTTAATTGATACAATTTCATTATTAAAATAAAATTTCCATATAAAGTATAAAATAACTAATATAACTAATATATATATGATAATCATAACTTACAATTAATCAATAAAATAATATTAATTAATTGTTTACATTTGGTTGTTAATATCTCCAGTTGGTTTATAATCTAAAGCTTTTCCACAAACCGGGCATAATTTACATTCTTCTTTGGAAGCACTTTGAGAAAATTGTTTCATAATTTCCTCTGCGTTTTTCTGTAAATAATATCTATATTCATGTGAATTTTGAACTTTATATTTTTCTTGAAGCATACGATTTAAATCACATGAACTGTGATAATCAGTAAAAGCTCTCTGATCAGACATTATATATTTTGGCATTTTCTATTTGTTAATATTTATAAAGAAAATTAAATTTTCATAATTATTTAAAATTTAATTTATTAAAAATGACATTATATTCTGTATTTTTCATAATTTAATGAATTAATGTCTTGCAAATCGTTAATAGAATTATTTAACTCTTTTATTTTTTCATTATAATCTTTGTTAAAATTCTCATTGATATTTATTATTTGATTATTTTTCTGATTAATTGTATTGTCAGTTGAATTATCTATTTTGTTGCCCATTTGGTCTGAATTATTATGTGATATAATTTCGTTAATCATATTTTCTATATGATTTTCATTTTTATTTCCAAATTGATTTTCTAATAAACTAACAGTTTTTGATATATCATTTCTATATATTTCCAACTCGTTTATTTTATTTTTCATCAATGTATTTTCGTTCATTACATTTAAATAATCCATGTGTAATTGATAATATGCATCCTCTGATTCTTTAAACTTTTTATACATGTATAATGCACATATACCAACTAAAATACAAAATACTGACAATAACATAATTAATATATAAAATGATAAAAATCAATAAATATTAACGACATCTATAATTATTTGCTTTTATTATTCTTTTATTTTCTTGTTATTCTCATTCTCATTCTCATTCTCATTCTCATTCTCATTCTCATTCTCTTGTAAGACTTTTTCTTGAATTAGTATAATAAAATTCAGAACATATATAATTATTATTCATATTCAATATATCTTTATATACTTTTGATATAACATTTTTCTTTGCCGTATCATATGGTCTAATCAAAGACATGCATTCATCGTAACTAAACCATCCTATATTTTTAACTTCTCCTGTTTGAACAATATTATTTTTATCAATTTTTGGTGGTTGAATATTATCTTTCATTTTAACTAAATAATATATATGTTTATAATTAACACCATTTGTTCCTGTAAATTCTTCGTAAATAGTTGGATAATTTTTTATAAATTTATAATTTTTTTTACTATATCCAGTTTCTTCAAAAAATTCACGTTCTGCACATGCAATATTTGTTTCTTTCATATTTTTTCTTCCTTTAGCTAATCCAAATTCTGAAAATTCGAATGATGTTTCTGTGTTTGTAATCAACTCTTGAATATTTATTTTTTCAAATTTTCTTTTCGCATTGTCGTATTCATTAATAAATGTTTTACTGGAATGGTTTATCCACAAGTCATCCCACAGCTCATCAAATGATTTTGTTAATAAATTAATTTTTTCCTCTTTTGTCATTTCGTTTAAGAAAATGTTGAATAATTTATCTCTTTGTTTATCATCTTCTTCTGGATATTTTCCGCGAATAAAATCAATATATCCCATTGTATCTTTTCTTTGAATCATTAAGAATTTTATTTTTGGATAACTATCATTACTATTCAATTCTTGTTTTTCCTGTAACTTACTAATAATTTTTTGTAAATATTGATTTTTATCAAATTTTTCCGAGTCTTTATCATTTACTACTTTAAACGCAAAGATTCCAAAACTTGTGATCGGTGCATCACAGTCTTTTACTACATGTCCTTTGATTCCACAATTAACACAATATACATTTTTATATCTTTTCTTTTCTTCTTCTGTGTAATTGTATACATTCGTTTTTGTCTTTAACGCTTCACTTGGCAGTTCACTTTGCAGTTCACTTTTATTTTTTTTTATTTTTTCTATTTTTTTAAGATAATATAAAAGTTCATTTTGTTGTAAATATATAAATATATTATCGTCTTCTTCGTTTAATTCGTCTGTCATGTTCCAATTATAATTATTTTGAATATTAGTTTCATACATAAGTTAGACATTAATTAACTTATTATCCATATATAAAAAAAAATCAATATTTGAATTTAGTTTTTTCTTAATTTTAGAAATAAGTTTCAACTTTATTTATAATTTATTCACTTTTAATATAAATATATATATGGATTTATTAGTCATTAATCAAATGTTAAATGCCGTTTGGTATATATTTACTATTGTTTTTATTTTATATAAATTTACAACTTTTTTTTCACATGCTTATAATTTTATAAAGTTTTGTGGTAAATTAATTTCTGGAGGCAAATATTTATGCGGATTATGTTTTAATTATTTTCAACAAAAACAATCACATCAAAATCATGAATATACACAACAAGTAATTGATGATGCAGACAATGAAAATATTAATGAAACATCTAGTTTATTAGGCGAAAAAGAAAATAGTATATTTGACACTGTACAAAATTATGCAACAAATGTTTATCATAATGCTTATTATAAAGTATTTGGAAAACTTCACCCACGTTCCAAAGCTAACTATGTAGAATTACCCCTTTATAATTCACAAACCCCGGATATTAATCCTATACAAAATATAAACAAAAATGTGATAAATTCATTTTCTAAAAATCACGATTACAGTAGTTTAACAAATTCAAATGTTAATTATAATTATTCAAACAATTCACAGTCGAATTCATCTTTTAATTCTAATTATTTTAGAAATTCAAATATGTTATATACAATACCATTAAATGAATCATATGAAAATTATCAGAAAATTAAAAATACACCCAAAACAAAACCATTTGGTATAAATGATAGTGATATTTTATTTAATTCATCGTTTATTAATACAAATTTAAATAAAAGAAATTTACCATTTGCAGTTCATTCTTTTTATACAAAATCAACGTTAGATCCTTTAACTGAAGAAAATAATAACGAAGAACATAGCGATTGGCATAGTCATAGTAATAATGAAAATCATTACAATGAAAATAATACAAATAATCAAAACAAACACGAACACGAAGACGACAACAATTACGAGGACAAAGAAAATGTTAGTCAAACTGTTTTAGAATCACACTACGAGGATTGTAATTAATATAATCCCATTTGAACTTTTAATCGTTTATGTATTTTATTTTTAATAAATAAATTTTTATATTTATTTGAAATTTCTCTACGTGGTTTTATTTCAAAATTTTTATCATTATTCTTTTCTTCTGTATTTTCTGGTGTATTTTCTGGTGTATTTAAATTTAAATTTTCCATTTTATTATTTAAATCATTATTTTTTTGTTTGTTTTTCATCAACTTTTTAAGATATGTGTTTAATTTTTTAATATTATATTTTGTAATTACTTCTTTATCATCACTTTTTGTAATGACATCTATATTTGTTTCTTTTTCATTTTCTAAAAAAAAATTCAAAGAAATTTTAATTTTATTCGAATTCTCGTCAAGATTCCATAATATACAATTATAACTTTTAGAAGTATGTAAACCAATTATTTCATTTATTTGGGATATATTTTTCATATTATTTATATAATTTTCATTCATTTTAATTAAATTGGATTCTATTTGGTTTTTATATTCGCTTACATCATTTATTTTTACATAATTAACACAACATCTGCTTTCCTTTACATACCATTTTTTTTGAATTTTGTCATTTTGTACTAATTCATTACACATTAATGTAATAAATTCATTATCATCATAAAAATACCATTTTCTTATTTTTGTTGTTATATATTTTTTATCAGTATTATAATAATCAAAATATTTATATTTGCTCAATTCATCAAATACATCCATAACTTATAATTAATAGAATTTATTTCAATTTTTAATTTCATTAAACATCATCAAGGTCTTCATTGTCTTCTTCATTGTCTTCTTCATTGTCTTTGTCCTTTAATTTCCATGCATACAATTTAGAAATTCCTTTTTTATCTAATTTAAATTCGCTACATAAAGAATTTTCAAGTTGTTGTAAAAATAGATTAATTTTTTTAAATGTAGTTCTAAGAGTATAATCGTTTTTAAATATGTCTTTTACTTGTTCTTTTGTAATAAATTCTGTTTTATTACATTGTATCAAATTTTCGTCTATAAATTGTTTAATAATATTATTATCTCTTTCGTATTTTCGTGTAACAGTTAAAACTGGCTCTGGTGGTACCAAGCCCTCTTTTTTATAAATAATATAATAATCTAATAACAATGACATGAATACAGTTTTATACGAATCTAATTTTGATTTCAAATCTTTATCTATTTTAAATTCAAATACTCCATTTTTTGTTTCACCTGGGTTATCAACAAATCTTGATACGAATTCTGTTATTTTTAATCTACGTACGACGCCGCCATCTATGTCTGAAATATTAGGTATTCTGTTTGTACACATAAATAATTTAGCATTTGGCTTAAATTCAATTTGTGTAGAATGCAAATCTCTTGTTGATATTCTATCTCCTCCAGTTAATGCTTTCATTACACCAGCCTGAATCATTTCATTTGATTCTGGTTCTTGCATAATAACCGCTCTTTTATTACGAATAGATGCCAATGCACTATTTGCACTATTAGCAGACTCCCTTTTTGCTGTAACTAAAGAAACAGGACTAACACATGCATAATCACCTAATGATTTTAAAAGCAAATCCATAATTGTACTCTTACCATTACCACCTGTATTATTTTTTCCAGAAAATATATAAAAATTCTCGTCACGAATATGTCCATCTAAACAAGACGCAAGACTTTTTAACGTAAATTCGCGTACATCTTTATGAGGAAGAATTTTGCATAGCAATTCAAATAATTCTATATATTCAATATCATTACAAGAATATTGAACAAATTCATATCCAGTACTTAATGATATATAATCACTTGGATTTCCTTTTCTGAATTCCATTTTTTCTAAATCATATATACCATTTTCAAATCCTATTAAGTCACGATCCTGATCTATGATTTTATAAAAATTAGAATTATAAAACTCCAATTCTAAACAATTTAATTTATTTCCGGACCCTAATATTTTCAATATATTATGATAATTTTTAACTAATTCTTCACTTGCATTTTCCTTAATTAATTGTCTTCTATAATTTTCTACTTTTGTAAAAACATCGTTTATCATTAATTTTCTTAAATTAAAACTTTTATTTTCCTTAACCCATCTTATACCATTAAAATAATACCATTCGTTTTTTTCAGGATTACTACAAACAAACTTTTCACCATATAATCTATTTATTAATTTTGAAATAATATTATCAAATGGTCTCAAATATTTTATATCATGTAACGGTATCTCATTTGATAAATCTTCAAAATCCGCTGGATTATCTATTTTTGCCAAATACATTAAATTATGCAATGTATATATATATTCATTATTTTGAAAGGAATCCCATGCTATATCAGAATCTTTTTTATTATAATTATCCCATTTTGCACTAAAGTAATGCCATAAATCTATATATTCATTATTTATAGAATGTAATATATATCCAACATTTAACCATTTATTTCTATCAGTATAACGATCTGGGTCTATGATATCCAAGTATTTTTTTACAATTTCTTTATCTGAATATATATCGCCATCATTTATTAAATGTAATTTTTTGTTATTTTCCTTCTTTTTATCAATTTGTTTATATGAATATAATGTACTATTTCCTTCTATATATGTTATACATGTTTTCTTAAAATGATCAAATGTAGTATTGTCTGGTTCTATTATTTCTTCTTTTAATTCTGATAAGAATAAATCAGTATTTAATAAATACAATGGTCTATTTTGTCCATATTTAGAACATAACAATGATCTAAAACATTTAGGAGCATATACAGTTGTATCTATTATTTTTTTATCAAACAAGTCTTTAAATTTAGGTTTTAATTGTTCTTCTACAAAAATTTTCATATTTCTATAATTTGGAAAATGAACACCTTCAAAAATTATATGATAACTCTTTTTTTCATTATCAGGTATAGACTTTAAAATATATACATTAGATATATTTTGTAATAATGTTTTAACATGATTAATAATATTTAATATGTCATTTTTATGTGTTAATTGTTCTTCGTTTAATTGCTGTATTCTTCTTTGAATATCTATAGTTAAACTATTAGAATTTGTTCCTTGTTGTATAATTGAAGATATTGTTTCACTACTATTTTGTTTTTTTTCATAATCTATAAAAAATTTCATATTTTGTGTAGGCCACCATGACTCATAAAATTTATTGTCTCCAGATTTTATTTTATCAAAAATATTAGAATAACTGTCAGCTACTATAATTTTGGCAAAATTACTATTCAAATCTCTTTGAAAATATGCCAAATTATTAACTTTACAGTATTCTTGACATTCGGTTTTTTGTTTTAATGTATATTCCATACACAAAGAATATTAACTCTATTATTATATATAATATTATTTTTAAGTATCATTCTTACTTAAAATAAATTAATTATATTCTTATACTTTGAAATTCATTGTCACTTTCATTGTCACTTTCATTGTCACTTTCATTGTCACTTTCATTGTCACTTTCATTGTCACTTTCATTGTTACTTTCATTGTCACAAATTAATATATTATTGATTTTATGTAATTCTTTTGTCTCAATATTTTCAACATTGACATTTAAATAATGCATATTATTTATTTCAAATGTTATTTTTAATCTTGTTTGTTTTATATGATTATAATTAGAAAATTCACATTCTATATTTTTTAATAATTTATTTTTCTTAACATATAAATTATTTCCTTTATAAATACCAAATGTTATATTAAATTTATCACTTTTAATATTTTCATTACTGAGCTCTGTATGTTTATATATAAAAATTTTGGTGTTTTTATATGGTATTTTTGTATTTCTATTTATAAATCTACACATTAATTCAGATTGCATATTAATACCTAAACTTATAGGTACTATATCATTCAACTTTTGTTCTTGCATTTTTGTATATTCTTGTTCTTGTACTTTTTGTTTAATTTGATATGTTTCTAAATTATAACAATTATTTATATTATTTAAAATCAATTCAGTATACTTGTCATATATTAAAATGTTGGTTTTGTTTGAAAATGTAATTTCTTCAAATATAAGTTTTTTCAATATAACAAAAATATTTTCCATGTATGATTTTGTAATTAATATGTTGTATATATCATTTAATTCTATTATACAATTAAAATGACCATTTTTAATACATTTTATTATATTGGAAAAATTTAAATGTATATATTTTCTAATGTTTTTCTTATCAGTTAATGTTAAAATAGTTGAATTTAATCTTTTTATTTTTTCACATATATACTTGTACAATTCATTTTTAATAAAATCTAATCCTTTCAGTATATGTTTTTCTATTTGATTATGTTTAATTAATATATTATAATCATTTGTTGAAATAAAAATATTATCATCCAACTTGATTTCTTCTATTATTATTTTTACATTTTCTGTAATATCAAGTTCTTCAAATATATCTTTATAAATATTAATTAATTCATCTTTAAAATTATATGTATATGGAATAACTATTTTATAATTATGAAATACATTTTGGTGGTTGTCAGTCTGAGACTGAGTTTGCTCTTTTATAATTTGTATTAGATATTTAAAAAAAAATAATAATAAATTTTTTATTGAAAAATTATGTGTTTGATTATTGTGTGTTATTTGAAATTCACAAAAAGAATCACTTTTTTCAACTATTTTGATATTTTTATCTGTAAAAAACGTTTTTAATTGAATATTATTTGTATAATTATCATAAGTAATATTATGTAATAATAAAAAATGAGAAATCCATCCATCCTTTAAAAAATTACAATGTGCTTCATTTCCATATAATATATCATTTGTTAAATTATCAAAATATAAAGTCGTTGGTATATTTATATTACCTGTATTATCATAAAGATAATTTATAACATCGTTTTCCTGATATATATAGGTATTATCTACATCAATTTTAATAACATAATACATCTATCACTTTCGTTATTAATTATTTTTGTAATATAAATTTAAAATAAACGAATCAATGTAAAATTGAATTAAAATTATTGATTTATTATAATAATGACAAGTTCACTTGAAAAAACATTAAACATAGATGATATATATTTGTATATAAATAATTTTACAGATATAAAATCCAAACGAAATTTATCATTAACATCAAAAACATGTTATAACATATATAAAAATAATAAAATCTATATAGATAAGCAAAATATTAATAATATATTAAAACATTTCCATTTATCAAATGATATATTTATTAAACCATTAAATAGGTTGTCATTAGATGAATTAAGTATAGTTAATACACAATTAAATAATATATATAATCATTTTCGTAAAAAGAAATATACGCCTATAGCTGATTTTTTAAATCACATCATTGACAAAGAGATAGATACAAACAAACAAAGAAATACTAAAACTACATTTTTGTTTGAAACATTAATATCACTTTGTAGTTTTAATTATAATATAAGAAATCCTGCTTCAGTTTATACATTAAATATAGATTCTTTTATAAATGAAGAACAAGCATTTGTAAGTGATGGATTAACATATTGTTATAGTGTTAGGTTTATTTTATCATCACAAGATTGTCAATATATTTTAAAATATTCAAACTTGAAAAATTTTGATATAATATTAAATTGGATAAAATTACCACCAGGTCTTTTGTCATTTGTTTTTAAAGATTTATTATATAATGAACAAATTTTAAGAAATACAGATAAAAAAGCTGTTAAAATTATAGATTATTTTTTAAGAGAATATTGTTCTTTTGATTTTACTGAAAATTCATCAATGTATTTTGATGCTATTTTAAATGAAACTATATCAAAAAACAAAACATCATTATTTATGTATATATTGAAAATGAAACAAGAATATGGGTTTGCATTAAATTATCAATCATTAATAAATAAATGTATAGATTGTCTGAATTTAAGAATTTTAAAACTTATCATTTCTGTTATTAAAGATGATAATAAAATTAACAAAGTACAAATATCTATTTCGCCAGAATTAATTTATAAAATATGTGAAAAAGGCGCATTTGAATTATTAGAATATATAGTTTCAAATATGTTAGGTAGAATGATTAATTTAACTAAATACATGTCCTTTTTATGCGATGGTATAAGTTCTTTTTATATAAATAATAAAGATAAATTTAATAACGAAAATAAAGACCAATGTATAAATATATTATGGCTATATAACTATTTATCATTAGAAAATCAACAATTTTTGAAATCACATTTGTTATTTATTAAATAATTGTAATGAAATTGTAATGAAATTGTAAAAATGTATGTTATTCTAAAAAAATGAAAATTATTTAAATTATTCTTAATATATATAATATTAAAAATGACAATCAATTCAATAGCGTGTATAACTCCTTATAAAGGTAAATTTGCAATAGGATATGCAAATAATTTATTATGTAAATTAAGCGAAGATATAAAATTTTTTGCAGATATAACAACTCAAACATGTTCTATTAATTCTAACTTAAGTGACAATACAAATTCTAATTTTGACCAAAATGTAGTTGTCATGGGTAGAAAAACATGGTTTTCTATACCAAATAAAAATAGACCATTAAAAAACAGAATAAATATTGTATTAACAAATGATAAAAACTTGATTAATTTAACAAAAAAGGACCTAAAAATTTTTAATTTACAAAATAATAAATCAACAATGATTAAAAATATATCTAAAAAAATATTTAAACATGTTTCATTTAATGATTCTGTTTTATTTATGAATTTTAAAACATTTGAAGAATTTTATGAATTGTATAAATTTAATGTATTTATTATTGGCGGTGGAGAAATTTATAAATTATTTGCAAAACATTCTTTTTTAAAACCAGAATATTATTATTTAACAGAAATTTACAATTATAAATTTGAAAATAAGATATTAGATGAAATTATATATATGGATCCTATAGATGAATCTTATAAATTAATTAGTTATAGTAACAAAAAAAGGTCAAAAAATGATATTGAATACAGATTTTTAACATATAAAAAACATGACAATTTTAAAACAGATGAAAATAATTATTTAAATCTATGTTCAAAAATCTTGAATGAAGGGAAAGAACGTATAGATAGAACAGGTGTTGGTACTTTAAGTCTTTTTGGTGAACATATGTCATTTGATTTATCAGAATCAATTCCATTATTTACAACTAAAAGAATGGCATGGAAACATTGTATAGAGGAATTATTATGGTTTTTAAGAGGTGACACCGATGTAAAAATATTACAAAAAAAGGGTATAAAAATTTGGGATGGCAATACATCAAGAGAATTTTTAGATTCGCACAATTTAAGTCATTACAATGAAGGAATTTTAGGACCAGGATATTCTTGGCAATGGAGATTCTTTAATGCAAAATATTCACAAACATTATCAGATACTTCAAATGTAGATATTAAAAAAATAGGAGGCGTTGATCAAATTCAAAATGTTATTAATCAATTAAAAAATAATCCTTTTAGTAGAAGGATAATAGTTTCAGCTTGGAATCCTTCACAATTATCAGAAATGGCTTTACCACCATGTCACTTTGCTTTTCAATTTTATGTACATGAAAATGATAATAAAAAATACTTGAATTGTCACTTATTTCAACGTTCCCAAGATGAATTTTTAGGATGTCCTTTTAATATATTTTCATATTCTGTTTTAACTTACATCCTAGCATTAAAATGTGATATGCAACCTGGCAAACTCACTTGTTCAATAACAGATGCTCATATTTATTTAAATCATATTTCTTCAATAAATGAGCAATTAAATAGATCTCCACGTCCTTTTCCAAAGTTAGTTATAAACCAAAATGTTAAAAATAAAGATTTTAAAGATATTACAATTAATGATTTTGATTTGATTGGTTATTTTCCAGAAATGTCTATAAAAGCACCAATGGCAGTATAATAAATACCAAAAACCCCATATCATAATGAAAATTAAAAATTGAAATAAAAATAAAAATATTATAAAATACATCAATTATGTCTGCAATCAATTTCTCTAACGACTTTTCCGAAACTCTTAATGGGTTTATTCAATCACTTGACAATGTTAATTCAAATTCAAATTCAAATATTTCAACTGAATTTGAAATCAGATTTGGTAAATTTAATTATGAAAAAAATACAAACAAATACTATTTTGATACAAATTCTAATGTAACAACTTTTTATCGTATAAAAAATGCATTTAAAAAACAAAATTTCAAATATAATATTATTAATACACTTGAAACAATTTATGAAAACAAAAATGGAATGAGAGGATCCTTGAAAAAAATATTTGACAAAAATACAAATTTTACTTCTTATATGTTGAAAAATACATTCAAAAAATATGATGTATATGATTATGATTTAAGATTATCACTTGCATCAGAAAAAAAAATAAACAAAACTTATTTAGAAAAACTTGATATTGATTATAACAAATATTTAATTAGAGAAAAAAACAGATGTTCATTTGTTTTGCCAATTGGAACCCTTGATTTAACAATTGTAAAAGAAAATACAAATGAAAAGTATGAAATAGAATTGGAAATTAAAAAAGGTGCTGACTTTAACCAAGTTTTACAATTTATTACACTAATTCTTCAAATTTCACAACAAAATTATTTTATAACATCTAAAAATGAAAAAAAACAAATTTTAAATGAATACAAACAAATGACAAATTCTTATTTTTTTATTGGTGCACAACCAGAAACTTTACATAAAAACCAAATTTCAGATTTGTATAAAGAAGAATATTCGGTAACAGACAAAGCTGATGGTGATAGAACCTTTTTATTTATTGATAGAAACGGAATGATTTATTTTATTGACAACAATCTTGATATATTTAACAAAACAAATATACAATCATCTCAATACAAATCCTGTTTAATTGATGGTGAAAAAATTGTTATTGGCAATGAAACTTTATTTATGGCATTTGACTTATTAGTATTAAATGGTCAAGATATTCGTGGAAACATGAATTATTTGCTGAAAACACGTCTTGAACATACACAAAGTATTATAAAAAATATTCAATATGAAAGTAACAATTCTAATTTATACAAATTTGAAACAAAAGAATTTATATTTAAAAATGTATTTATTGGATGTGAAATTATATTAAATACAATCAAATCAAAACCATATAAAAACGATGGTTTAATTTTTACACCAATTAATGAACCATATCCTATTACTAAAAAATGGTCAAAATTATTAAAATGGAAACAACCTGATCAAAATACAATTGATTTTTATGCTATTAAAACTGAAAATGAAGAATGGGAATTATACGTTCAAGATGCTATTGATGAATATAAAAAAGAAGTGAATACACAAAATACAAAAAACATACAAAAAAATAATCTTATTTTATTTGATATTGATCAAATTTGTCCTAATACAAAAACATCTGATCTCATTACATTTAAAACATCATTTGATGATAATTTATTAGATCCAACTACTGACGAACCATTTAAAAGCAATACAGTAATTGAATTTTATTGGAATTTTCAAATGAGAAAATTTATGCCTTTGAGAACAAGATGGGATAAAACAAATAATAAAAAGAAACATGGCAATTTCAAGTCTGTTGCATGTAGTATTTGGAACAATATTCACAATCCAATTGATACAGATTTTTTGTTTAAATTTTCTACACCTGGTAATAAAGATGATGTGTTTTTTTCAAGAATGAGAAAATATCATAATAAAGTAAAAGAACAATTATACAATACTTACACAAAAAAATCAAATTCACTATTAGAGTTGTGTTCTGGAAGAGGTGGTGATATGCACAAGTGGGTATTTAACGATATTAAAAATGTCATTGGATATGATATTTCTGATAAAAATATTTCAGAATGTGTAAAAAGAGTTTCCCAATTAAAAGAAAATACAAAGACAAATCTAAATTTTCAATTTCATAAATTAGACTTGGGACAAGAAGATGCTTATAAAATTATATACGAAAAAACATCTTATCAATTTGACAACGCATTTTGTAATTTTGGAATTCATTACTTTTTTGAATCAAAAAAATCATTTGAAAGTATTTTAAATATCTTGAATCAATCTTTAAAAGAAAATGGTTATTTTGTAGTAACTTTTATTGATAATCAAGAATTATATAATTTATTAAAAAATAGAAATACATATTACAGAATAGATGAAACAACAAAAGAAATTTCTTATTATTTGTGTAACAATTCAGAAAAGAAAAATGATTTATATGGAAACAAACTTAAAATAATTTTGAATGGAAATAACATTCTTGGTGAAGGATCAGACGAATACATAATTAATTACAATGAATTTTGCAATTTGATGAATCAAAACAATTTCAAATTAGTAGAATCACAATTGTTCAAGGACATTTACGCTAACTATAATAATTTTAATTTGACACAAATAGAACAAGACATCTCATTTTTGAATAGATATTGTGTTTTTCAAAAAGTGTCTAATAATGAAAATATAAATATTCAATCGTTTAATGTCCAATCTTCAAAAATTCAGCATAAAAATATCAATGATCCTATTATCCGTGAGGAATTAGGATTTAATAATATAATTTTACATCATAATGACTTTTCAGCAGTCAAAATTTCTTCAGGATACGATATACTAAATGTGTTAAATTGTATAGAATATAAATACTACAAAAACAAATATAATAATAAAAATATAAATAGTTACGATGATATACAATGCATATTTAAAGAATATGATATAAATTACAATTCTGTATTTGTTGAAAATTTATATAAATTCTCATTAGAAAATAATTCTTATATGAAAAATATATATTTTACAAATTGTAAAAACATCATTGAAAAAAAGGAAAAAGAAACAAATAAAGTAGAAATTCAAGAGGAAACCGTTTGGTATATTCTGTTTTATAAAAATAAAATATGTTTTGATTGGCCACAACAACAAGAACAACAACAACAAGAACAACAACAACCACAAGAACAAGAACAACAACAAGAACAACAACAACCAAATAAAAAAAACGAGATTAAACAAAAAGTATTAGAAATGAAAGAAAAGAATGAAAAATTCACGATTAAGAATATAAAACCATACTTGGAAGAATTAAATTTGAAAACAACAGGTAAAAAGGATGAATTATTGAATAGACTATTTGAATATCTTGAAATTAATTAAAACCTATTAAAATATTAAAAAATGAAAACTATTTAAAAGTTATTAAATTTAAATATAAAATGAATTCTAAATTTGATTTATCCTCAAATGAAAGTTTTATGTGTGATAATGTGATATTATCGTTTAAAGAAAACGAAAATCCAGAAAATCCCAATGTAGAATATGGTTACGATGAAAAAATAAACAAGTTTCGTAATAAAATTGACAAAATTAAAAATGAAGATTGGAAAAAAGTAAGATGGTTAATTAATGAATATGATTTTCTTGTAAAAGATCCTATTATAAACAGAGCGTTTTATAAATATTGGGAAATAGTAAATGAATTTGAAATATTTGAAGAATATGAATTAAATGATATTATACTTCATTGTGCCGAAGCGCCTGGTGGATTTATCCAAGGAACTAATATTTATTTACAATTAGATAGACCACAATTATATGAAAAGGATGATGAAAAACAAAAGCAAAAACAGGAAGTTGACGATGATGGGTTTATATTAGTCAAAAGAAAAACATTTAAAAAAAAATATAATCATACAATTTACTCTATATCATTAAATAAAGATTTGCCACAATATAAACCATATAATTTACCATCATATAATAAAAATATATTAAACAAAAAAACGTGTATTACGTATGGAAAAGATAATACAGGTGATATTAATAATTGGGAAAATATAAATTATATAGAAAATTTGGCAAAAAATCATTTTTATTTAATTACAGCAGATGGAGGATTTGATGAAGGTACAGATTTTAATAATAAAGAACAATTACATTATTTTCTAATTTTAAGTGAAATATATGCTGCTTTAAAATTACAGAAAGAAAATGGACATTTTTTATTAAAAGTTTTTGATGTATTTACGAAAACAAGCATAAATTTATTATATCTTTTGTCTTTATGTTATGAAGAAATAAATGTATATAAGCCAAAAACAAGTAGACCAACAAATTCTGAAAAATATATTGTATGTAAAAATTTTAAATTATCAAACGAAAAAAGAATTGAAATATTAGAAAAACTTAATATTTTATATAAAAAAATTAAAAATATAAAAACAAAATATATATCATTTGAAATATTCAAAGAAATTCCCCATTCATTTATTGAAAAAGTAAAATTTATGAACAAAGAATTATCAAATAACCAATGTAATAATATTGAATATGCATTGTCATTATGCGATGATGAAGAATTTTTAAATAAATATGAAAACTCACTTGAAGTTTCTGTTGAAAAAAGAAAACAAGTATTTAAAGAATGGGAACAATTATATAATTTAAATACTTTTATTTAATAATTTCATAATTACTATTACTATTACCATTACTATTATTCAAGATGTGTTTGATATAATAGAAAAATTGAAAACAATTCATTAAAAATAATATGATTAAAATTGATATTATTAAAATAAGATAAGGCTGTATAGGTTTTAATGCATTTTTAGATATAAATTGGATTAAATGTTCTAATTTTTTCTTATTCTTTTGTTTTAAACTTTCTTTATATATATAATTTATTGTATCATTTGTTACATTACTAAATAATGAATCCATTTAATGATATACATAAATATATTTTTATGAATTAAACATACATACGTATATATTAATAAAAAAATGAATTAGTTATAGATTATTCAATATAAAAAAGTAAGTTAAAAAAATAATATTATTTTATATAAAAAAATTATAAAAATGAGTTCTCAACCTACTTTAAAACCAGCAGAACAAAAGGTTCTTACCTTAGATTTAAGTAACTCTGTACAAATTCTTGTTCAATTTATTGAAGTTGCACAACAAAAGGGCGCGTATTTGTTACAAGAAGCAGAAGTATTAAAGAGAGCAAGTGATGTTTTGGTTTCTAATGCACAAGATAAAGATGTTAACGAGGTACTTGCTAAACAATTATTAATTCAAGGTATTCAAAAAGGGCAACGTCATGGTTGTTATACTCTTAACGATGCAGCAATTCTTAGTAAAGTAGTACAATATGTATTCGATTCCTTACCTAAAGAAAATAAAGAACAACCACAAGAAACTTCAGAATCCCAGCCACACACACATGCACACACACCACAAGAAACTTCTCAAGAACCAGAAGAAACATTTGTCAATTTATCATCTGTTAGACACTCTTCACAAGAATCAAATGATGATTTAGCTGATCTTGCTGAACCAATTCCATTAAAACCAAAGGAAGTTTAAATTTGTTTAAATTATATTTTTTTTATTTTTTATGATATTAACTATAAAAAGTAATGAAATCAAAATTAATGTTATGCATTAGTGCAACATGCCTAAGTACATTTATATTGTATAAATATGTTTCTAAATTTATATATTTAGAGAAAGACAAAAAGGAAAACGATGAAATAAATGAAGTAGATGAAATTTATATAAATTGTACAGAATCATATTATTCATATCAAAATAGCGAAGATTCCCAAACCGAAATTTCATTAACAGAAACAGACAATTCAAATGATAGATATAGTATAACAAATGAATATTTAGATGACACTGACACTACTATTACGGACATTGACGCTAACATGGACGCTGACATAGAATCCAATACCGATATCGATAGCGATACCGAAACTTTAAAAACTACATAATTTTAATTTTATACGAACCATCATATTGATTTCCAGTTTTTCTAAGTAATATAGAAGAATTAGAAGGCCATGAAATTTCTAAAAAAACATTTGTAGAATAACCAGGCGCTGCAACAGTTCTTACAATATGTGGATTTCTAACAGATTCGCTTTTAGTAATATGAAATATACCAGATGGACCATTTAAAATTTCATTTGTAACAGTTACTATATAACTACCTTTAAGATTTGTTGAAATTTCTGTAAAAGATGTTCCTGATAAACTAACACTTTTTAAAACAATTTCTAAATCATCAACATATTTTTTTGTAGCGGCATCTTGTGCATTTATTGGATCTTTTACGCTTGTAATATTTTCCATATTCATATCTAAAGAACTCGTTGTTATTTTACAATTTCCTATACTACAAGACGTAACATTAACATTTTGTACCTGTCCACCATCAATAAAGCCATTAGCTTCAAAATAAACAGACATTGTTTTTTACCTTACATCTTAATATTATATTTTTTTTAAAAAATAGACGATAATAAATATTCTAATTAAAAATTGAAAAATAATTCAAAAATTATATTAATAACATGTCTTTTATTAATAAAAGTGTTAATTATTCACAAACAATTTTATTAAAAAAATCGTTTCTTTTAAATGATCTTAAAACATATAATGATTTTTTATTAAAATTGAAACACGAAACGCCCATAGGAATACAAAATAATCCATTAATTATTAATAACAATAAAAAATACTATTTATATATAACAAAAAAATCAAAATTAGATAATTCAACATCAAATTACAATATTTTATATTTTTTTCCTGATGCAAAAACTACTGAATATTTTAAAGACAATCTCTTGATTACTAATAAATTAAGTGAATTTTTTATAGAAACAAATCCTTTATTTGAAGATGACATTTTATTTGAAGGATATTTATATACAAAAAGAGACGTTCCATTATATTATCATTTTTGTATTACTGACATACTTGTTAAAAATCACAGAATTGTTGATTGCGATTATGAACTTAGATATACAATTATGAATGAACTATTATCAAATAGAAACTTGGAAAATATTAATGACAATATGACAATTTCATTACATCAAGTCATTTATCAAATCAATTCTGGATTAATTCCTATTATACTAAATAATTTTATATATAAAAAAGAACTATGTTCAATTGAAGAAATACAAAACTTTAAAAAAACAAATACAAAATATATAGAAGAATCAATTAATTTAGAGGATATTAAATATATCTATAAAGGAAAATATTCAGATGTTTACAATGTTTTAAATGTAAATACAAAAGAAAAAGAAGGCATTTTATATATTAAAGGAATAAAAGAATCTAAAAAACTAAAAGAATTATTTTTAAATTGTTCAAATGAATATATTGAACTAAAATGTAAATATAATAAAACATTTAATAAATGGCAACCCATTTCTATTTAAATTATAAAAATTTATTTTATTGATTATGATTAAAATATCATAAATGATATATAATTCGAATTTTGATGACGCAGAATTCAAATCAACAAGAGAATTTAACAGAACAATAGATGACCCATGTGCTACACAACAACGTACTGACGACAATAATAAAAAATTAAAATTTGTAACAACTAACTTTAGAGATTTAATAGAAGCAAAAGAAAAGTTAAATTTTTATGGTATGACAATCAAGGATAAATTATTTGTTCCATCTGAAGAAATGGATAAAGACTCGCAATTAAAATATGGTGAAACTGGTGGAATTATTACTAATTGTAAAACAAAGAGTGGATTTGGACCATTACCATTTCCTACAATGCCAAGCCGTTATCAATTATATCATGGTGATGTAGATATAGAAGATTCTATGCGCAACTTAAGTGATAACACAAAAAACTCATGTGATCCACGTGATACTGAATTTTACAAAAGACATTTTTATGTATTTGATGACAATCAAGGAATTGAAACACCTGATGCAACAAAAAGTATTGAAACAATTGATTTTGGAGCAAGAGGTGGTATAAGTACAAGATTTTTAATTAGACCATCTAAAAAAGATTTTAAAACAATATAATTAAATTATTGTTATTTAAAATTGAAAAATATTTCTTAAAATAATAAATAAATTATTATTATTTTAATGTGTGGAATTTTTTTTTATCTGGACAAAAAGCATACTTCTTTACAATATTTAAATAATATCAAAGAAAATGTGTTTAATTTATTAAATCATAGAGGACCAGATAATCAAAATTCTGTTTATATAAGTGATAAAAATATGTTAATGCTCCATACAAGACTTCATATTATGGGAAATTCTTCACCTCAACCTTTAATTAACAATGATAACACTATTTATTTAATTATTAATGGGGAAATCTTTAATTGGCAAGAATTATCATCTGAATTAAATTTTAAATGTGAAAAATCTGATTGTGAAATAATTATTCCTTTATATATAAAATATATTCGCGAAGAAAAAAAATACAATGAATTTTTCAATAAATTAAATGGACAATTTTCCTTTGTTTTGTACGATAAACTTACAGAATCATTGTTTATATCAAGAGATCATGTTGGAATTACACCATTATATTATTCAATTGATAATTCCAAATTAATATTTTCATCAGAATTAAAAGCAATTACATTTAATCATACAAATAACAATATTTCTATTTTTGAACCAAGACATTATATGCATATAAATATAAAAAATGACAAATTCTTACTGGATAAAAAAGCGTATATATCATATGATAATATAGAATTATCTAATATTAATGATAAACAAATCATCAAAAAATCTATAAAAAATTTATTAGAAAAGAGTGTTTATTTGCAATTAAAAGATTTATTAAATGAAAATTCTCCTGAATTTGGTGTATTATTATCTGGTGGATTAGACAGTAGTTTAATAGCAAGTATAGTAAATAAACAATCCAACAAGAAAATAAAAACGTTTAGTATAGGTATATCAAAAAATGCAACTGATTTAATTGCAGCAAGAAAAGTTGCTAAATTTTTAAATACAGATCATTACGAATTTTATTTTACACCAGAAGAAGGTATTGCGGCAATAAAAGATGTTATTTGGTATATAGAATCATATGATACTACAACAGTTAGAGCAAGTACTGCAATGTATTTATTAACAAAAAAAATTAAGGAAAAATTTCCAAATCTTAAAATATTATTTTCTGGTGAATTAAGCGATGAGCTTTTTTGTTATTTATATGGAGGAAATGCCCCTAATAAGGAAGAATATAGAAAAGAAACTATTAAACTTGTTAATAATGTTCATTTATTTGATTGTTTAAGATCTAACAAAACATGTATGGCAAATTCTATTGAAGTAAGAGTTCCATTTACCGATCCAGAATATGTAAAGTATGTTTTACAAATAAATCCTGAATATAAGATTTTTGGAAAATTAAATCAATATAAAACAATAGAAAAACAATTATTAAGAGAAGCATTTGATTTAAATGAAAATGATAAACCTGTTTATTTGCCAAATGAAATTTTATTTAGAAAAAAAGAAGCATTTTCAGATGGTGTAAGTAATCATTCTGAAAATGAAAAATTAGAAGAAAATTGGATAGATTCTATAATGTATTATTGTAAAAAATTATATAAAAATAAAAATACAGTTGAAAAAATAAATAGTTATAAATATAACAAACCAAATTCATTAGAAGAATTGTATTATAGAGAAATATTTACACAATTATTTAACATCCATAATAAAAATGATTCTGTAGAAAATTTAGTAAAAATGTGGAAACCAAATTGGTGTGGCGACAATGTTGATCCATCCGCACGAAAACATTTAGATTGGTAATCTAATATAATGTAATTTTAATTTATATTATACAGGAAAAATTAAAAAAGATTTCTTTGTTCTAATACATTCGTTTTTTTCTGTAATGTTGTAATTTTAAAAACAAATGTATTTTGTAATGCTTTAATTGGTGGGTCAGGAGAATCATTTCCAAAATCAAATGGTGTACCATAAGCATCCGTTATGGTAACTGTTATTTTAGATAGTGATGCTTTTGGTGTTGTAAAATATTTAATTGTATTTTCATGAATTTTCTTGTCCATCATGATAAATCCACCAGCTGTAACTGGTCTACATAATTGTAAAATTGCAAATGAATCTGATACATTTCTATCATTGGAAATCATAACATCTTCTAATTCATCAATTTGAAGTAATAAATAAGGTTCATCTGTTACATCGTTTTTATCTGGTATTATAGATTGAATTAATTCAGCTTTTGTTATATTTTTAAGTGTTGTGTCTAAATTAACAGAATATCTACTTACACTAGGATATATATTTGTGTCTCTATCTTTTGAAGAAATCACTAAATAATTCACTATTTCTTCATATTCTATTTTGGGTTCTTGTTGAACACTTAATGGTTGATTGAAATTTTGACCATATACATTTGTATATGCGTTTGTATCATAATTTCTGAGATTAGATTCTAAATAATTAGGTACACTATATCTATTATAATGTTCTCCTGGGCGTTCATATTTTCTTTCTGTTGGTCTGTTGTTCATTTTTAATCTAAGTAAATATAATATATTTCATTTTTCAAACTAATTTAAAAAAAAATATTTAAAAATAATTGAATTTTAATACACAATAATAATTATTTAATGAGACCTGTATCAACTATTATAACGATTTCTATAGATATTAATGACGAATGCTGTGTATGTTTAAATGATGAAATTGAAAGTGTTGATATAAAAACAGTATGTTGTAATAAAATTATTCACAAAGAATGTTTATTTCAAATTCTTATATATGGTCATCGTTTTTGTCCTCTATGTAGGAGAAAAATTCAATTAAAAAAATATTTTACAAGAAATGAATTTATAAATTATCTAAGAAATTTAAGTTTATATGAAAAATATGCAAATACATATCATATACAAGATATTTTATATGAACTAACAAGTGTATCTTATGATAAACAAAATACAAATATAATATATGACTATATTTATAAATTAATACATATTTTTTATTTGATGTATAGTTACATTCTTTTTTATTTACCTATTCTTTTTATAATTTTTATATTTTTGTTTTTTTTTATTTCCCTAATTACATATACAAGAGAAAATATGGACAATGAAAAAATAAATGATTTTAATAAAAATACGTTATTACCTATATTAGATATAAATTACATGTAATTTAATTATATTATTTTTTAATTATTTCTTTGTATTTACAATGAAACAATTTTTATTTTATATCTTGTTGTTCCAGTAATGTCAGATGGATGTTGACGATACATTAATTCTGGCTTTTCATCCATTCTCCACTGTATATCTAATTGATCATTTTGTGCACCTTTAACTGATATAATTCTTACAATTGTACCTGGTGTAACTGATACATCAACCCGTCCTATCATAAATATTCCATGTGATCTTGTCGTATTAGATTCTGGTTTAACAAATACTAAATATATACCATAATTATATGGAAAATCATTTATAGTAACAGGATCATTATTTGCATCTGTTAATGTAACTGTTGTTGTTAGATCTGCCATAGAACCATTTATTGTACTTGCAAATATAGCACTTGCATTTAAGTTATTTAAATGAAGATTTGTATAATGCGATATGTTTGGATTCCATTGTCCACCATCTTGTGGCGCTGACGAATTGCTACAAACTAATGCAAATTCATCATTTGATTCATCCCATATAGACATAACATAATGACATGGATATAAAGAATATTCTGATGTATTATCTAAAATAGTAATAAAATCTAATCCTTCTACTGGAGATGGATTACCTAATATACCAGTTTGATCTAGTGTATCATAAATGGTAGCTATATGTGTTGTCCCATCATAACTTTTAATTTTTCTTACTTGAGGCGAACCAGTTCCGTTTGTAATTTTTATCCACCACCCATTATAATAATCAGTTACATTACTTGCACCAGAACCAAGATTTACAGTTGTAATTGTATTTCCTGACATTCCAACTATACCTGAAAAATCAGGTGTATCATTTACTACATCACCTATTCCTGTATTATTAGCCGGTTGCCATCTTTTAATAGCCATTCCTCCATCTGATGTTCCAATAGGTGCACTATTTACTGTTATAATATTGTCTTCAACTGTTAAAACATTTGTATTAATAGTGGTAGTTTCACCTTGTACGATCAAATCACCATTAACGATGGTTGTGCTTGTATTTGATCCAATATAAACAGGTGTACCTGTATTAATTGTACCTATTCTTATATCATTATCACTTTCTAATTGAAGTGTATTTTGACTATTTAAATAAATACCACCACTATTATTTGTTTCCAATAAAATTGCATTATTTGCTGTACCTTCTGATTTTATTATAACTTTTGAATTTGTATTTCCAGTAACACTAACTGTAAGATCTTGATAATCAGCATTTGTAGTATTTGTATACAAACTTGTTGCACCATATGCATTCATATTTATACTCCCACCATTTTGTGTAGTTGTAGAAAATCCATTAGAACCAGTTGTTATTCCAACATAACCATTTGATCCTATTCTTTGAACAATTTCAATTGATCCACCTGTCGAAAGTGTATTGAGTTTTATAGCATCATGCCCTGTACCATAACTTCTTAATAACAAAGAAGAATCTGTTTCATTATCAATACCAATTATAAGATCTTGATCTTGAGAATTTGTTTTAACTAAAAACGATGAACTTGCTGCTTGCGCTGTTAAATTTATAGAACCACCTGTATTTGTTCTTAATAAATATCCACCACTACCACTTAATTGCGTAATACTTCCAGTACCTAAACCATTTGCAATACCATTACTATTTGATATTTCTATATTACCAGCTGAATTTGTTGTTTTCATTAAAATAGATGGTTTACTTGAACTATTTCCATTACTTGATATTAATAATTGTGAATCATTAGTTCCATTTAAAACAAGACTTAAATTTTTTGGATAAGGTTCAGAATCACTATTTACTATAATATCTGTATGTGCATTATTCGACGTAAATGTTATATTTCCTTGTGATGTTGTACCAGATAATCCACCAGATCCGGTTATCATATTTATGGATCCAGCATTTGTACCTGAAAGCATAGTTATACCACCATTTAAATGAGTTGCTTGAATACTAACTGCGTCATTCGAATTTTTACCACCATTTAAAGAAATAATCTGATTTGTTGATGTTAATGTTAAATTTCCTCCTGTACTTACAAATTGAGAAGCAGCTCCTACTGAAATATCGACTTTATTACCACCCGTAACTGTCACAGGACCATTAGTCGTATCAATGTGTGTTTCTGTTAAATTTGTTACACCATATAAAATATTTAAATCTTGAAATCCACAAATTGTTTTATGTACAGATGCTCCACCAAACACAAGTAAAGAACCAACACTTGAATTAGAAATAGAACTATTTTCCGTACTTTTGATAAACGTTTTTCTATATACAGTTAAATCACCATATCCAAATTGAGTTATATCACTCCCTTCTTCGAGAGTAACGTCTCCTTTAAATATAGTTGCTAAGGGAACTGACATTATTATTAAATATATATTATTTTAATCAATTTTAGACTTACTATTATATATTTAATATTAAATTATACACTTAAATTATCTTGGTCTGTATTTGAACATGTTTTAGTTTTAATTTTATCAATTTCTTTTGAAGCATCATGTTTAATATATTTGCAAAAATTAGAACATCTTTTAGATGGACAATAATAATTTCCTTTAACATATTCTGCAGCTGAATAATTTTTAAAAAATGTGTTTGGTAAATATTTTAATAAAGATATAAATTTATCTATTTCAAAACGTTGATTTTTTTCATTTGTTATAGAAATTACAAATCCTGAATTATTATAATATCCTTGTTTTCCCTTCTTTTCAGAAATATTCTTTTTTACAAAATCGCTTAATACACCGGCATGTGTAATTATAAATACATTTAATGTATCTATTTTTGTTTCTATATTTGGTAAAATATTTTTTGTAAACCATGAAACAAATCTTGGTATATCACCAGCTTCTGATCTACCTTCTAAGTTTTTTTCTATAAAAGAAAAATCAATAATATTATCTAATTCAACACTTTTTAAATATTCTTTTTGTTTATCCAGTGATTTCATAGCATAACTTGGATTTGTATCCATTGTTTTTTTACTTTCTTCACTGTATTTATTAGTTGACATTTCATCTATTTCTCTTAAATATGGAAATACATATATTTTATCTGGCTTTTTCGTCCATAATTTAGTCATTTGATATGCTGTTTCCATTGATCTTATAAGAGGAGAACATCCAACTATATTTATAGATGAAAATTCGTCTTTTTTAAAAATATCAAACCCTATTTTTCTTATAGTTTTACTTACAATACATCCATTATAAACAGATGCATCAACGCCTATTTCTGTTAATTCTGGATCTATAAATAATTTGTCATTTTCTTCCTGATTATCTGTGATTTTACCAAATAAAGGTCTGGCGTCTTCAATACTAATAGTATTTTGTTTAACTAAAGGACTAATTGCATTATGACAACCATATCCATGTCTGCAAAATATGAAATTGATTCTCATTAATATTTATATATATAAATATTTTTATTTTTACTAATTCGTTTTTTTAAATCATAAAAACTAATTATAATGAAATTTATTTAAAATGTTAACAAGTTCCAACTTGTAGTCATTGCTCTGAAATTAATAGTTGTTAAAGTATGTCCTGCATGTGTAGTTTCACACTTGAACTTAATTTGTCCAGCACCTAACTCATTTTCAACTGAAAATACAACACCTGTATTATCACCAACATATGATGAATTCAATACCCATGAACCTGCTGTTCCTTTTTGAACACCCTTTAGATTATAACATGCAAATAAATCACTTGTAGCATCAATTTGAACTGAAACAAGTGCATCAAATGTTCTTACAACAGTGTTTTCAAAAGAGAAATCTGTAATAGCCAATGGTGATGAAATTGGGTTACTTCCAGTTGTAAAATTTTGTTCTCTCCAAATATCTCCCATACTTGGAGATACGTCAACTGTATTAAAAACAATAGAACCACTTGTAACTGTAAAGTTTCCACCAGTAACTGTTACGTCATCTGCAAGAGTAGTTGCACCAGTTACATATAATGATCCAGTAGTAATACCACCTTGTAAAATAGATTCACCAGTAACATTTAAAGCACCGGCAGTAACAGCACCCTGTAACCAAGATTCTCCAGTAACATTAAGAGATCCAGCACTTGCTCCAAGTTGAAGTAAAGATGCACCAGTAACGGCAAGGGCACCTGCAGTAACAGCACCTTGTAACCATGATTCGCCAGTTACATTAAGAGACCCAGCACTTGCTCCAAGTTGAAGTAATGATGCGCCAGTAACATTTAATGCACCTGCAGTAACAGCACCTTGTAACCAAGATTCTCCAGTAACATTAAGAGATCCTGCACTTGCTCCAAGTTGAAGTAATGACGCACCAGTGACATTCAAAGCTCCTGCAGTAACAGCACCCTGTAACCAAGATTCTCCAGTTACATTAAGAGATCCAGCACTTGCTCCAAGTTGAAGTAATGACGCACCAGTGACATTTAAAGCACCGGCAGTAACAGCACCCTGTAACCAAGATTCTCCAGTAACATTAAGAGATCCAGCACTTGCTCCAAGTTGAAGTAATGAAGCACCAGTAACATTTAATGCACCTGCAGTAACAGCACCCTGTAACCAAGATTCTCCAGTTACATTAAGAGATCCAGCACTTGCTCCAAGTTGAAGTAATGAAGCACCAGTAACATTTAATGCACCTGCAGTAACAGCACCCTGTAACCAAGATTCGCCAGTTACATTAAGAGACCCGGCACTTGCTCCAAGTTGAAGTAATGACGCACCAGTGACATTTAAAGCACCAGCAGTGACAGCGCCTTGTAACCAAGATTCACCAGTAACATTAAGAGACCCTGCACTTGCTCCTAGTTGAAGCAATGACGCACCAGTAACATTCAAAGCACCGGCAGTAACAGCACCTTGTAACCAAGATTCTCCAGTAACATTAAGAGATCCTGCACTTGCTCCAAGCTGAAGTAAAGATGCACCAGTAACATTCAAAGCACCAGCTGTAACAGCACCTTGTAACCAAGATTCGCCAGTAACATTAAGAGAACCAGCAGAAGCACCTTGCCTTAGTAAAGTGGCACCGGTAACAGCGAGAGCTCCAGCTGTAACTGACCCATTTAATAAAGTATTACCAGTAACATTAATAGTACCAGCTGTAATACCAGTGCTAAAAGTAGATGCACCTGTAACATATAAACTACCAATCGTTACTTCGCTCATAGATACACTTGCTACTAAAAGATCAGTAACTGCTAAGTTTGCAATAGTAGATTCACCACTAACCCAGAAATTCCCAGTTGAGATATGTGAATTTGCATATAATGCACGTAAACGGACATCAGCATAATTCTCAAAATTTTCTAAATTGACTTTAGGATCTTCAGCATCAGCAATATATGCAAAACGAACTTCGTCAGAACTTTCATCATAATATTGTGCAAGATAACTGCGATTATATAAAGTAAAACTTAAATTTCCAGCTGTTACTGGCAAATTATTCATATTTGCCGATGTAAATAATGTAAAACTATTACTGTCACCATCATATGTGGCAATTTGAGCATATCCATCGCCAGTTTCAATCCACCAACCGTTATAATAATTATCTGCCTGTGTAAAACCACCACCCAATACACCTCCAGTATTAGAAATACTTGATAATGTACCACTTGTAATAGGCGCTTCACCGATAACGTCTGATCCATCACGATGAATTAATACACCAGAGTCACGACTTCCACCTGGACCAGAATTTAATACAATAGTATTATCTTCAACATCAATTGTTGTTGTGTTAATAGTTGTAGTTGTACCTTGTACATATAAATTTCCAGTAATAGTTGTATTACCACCAACATGTAAATCTTTGGCAATACCAACGCCACCATTTACTACTAAAGCACCATTACTGACACTTGTACTTTCAGTTGTATTTTCTAATTCTACAACACCGCCAACATTTAAATTTTCTCCAATACCAACACCTCCATCTACAATAAACGCACCAGTTGACGCATTTGTACTACCATATGTAGCATTTAAACTGAACCCACCATATAAAACTAGGGAGCCAGCTGTAAAAGAATTTGAAGGTGTAGTATCAAATACTACAATAGATTGTTCAAAATACATTGGGGATGTTAAACTAGCCACCATTTTCTTATTTTTATAAAATTATTCAATAAGAAAGAAACTTATTTTAAACGAATTCCTTTAAATAAAAATAACACAAAAATAAAACAACAAAAATAAATAAAAATAAAATAATTGAAAGAAATAATAAGATATAACATATAAGACATAATGTATAAAACAAAAAATATAAATGATTTAGAATTACTTTATAGTATATTAAGAGAAGAACATCCAAAAAATCAAATAGAAATAACTTTTAATTATAATACAAAAGAATATTTAATTAACGTAACTTCAAAACCCTACAAGTTTGACCCAGACGTACCAGTTGATGTAAATATAGAAATTGTTTATGGAGATTCTGTAACTGGTGATACACCTTTACTTTTACGTGATCCCTTAACTAAATTAATTACTATAAAAACAATTGAGTCTTTAACGAATGAAACTTCTTGGAAAGAATATCCAGAATTTAAAATTTTTGATAACGCAAATTTTCGTTCAAATAAACAATATTCGTTAAATAATTATGAAGTTTGGAGTGATTCTGGATGGAATCCTATTAAAAAAATAATAAGACATAAAACAAATAAAAAAATATATAGAGTTACGACAACAACAAGTTGTATTGATGTAACTGAAGATCATTCTCTTTGTGCAAAAAATCTTGATAAACTAAAACCAAGTGATTTGATTGAACAACAAAAGTGTTCTATTGAATTACTTCATAATTTCCCAAATGTTTTTAATAATTCAGAAATGATTTTGGATTTTAATTTTGAAAATACCTTAGAATCTGACAATGATATTTTAAATTGTACAAAAGATATAAAACACAAATTTTGTAAATTATTTTATAAAAAAACATTTTATACATGTAAAACTAAATTACAAGCTGCAAAATTATATTATTTATTAAAAAATATTGGTTATAATGTTAAAATTTATAATATAAATAATTCTTTTAATTTACAATTAAGTACTCAAGATTTAACTAAACATCCAGAAATTAAAAAAATAGAATATTTAAGAAATACAAATGATGAAGAATTTGTTTATGATTTAGAAACTGAAAATGGACGTTTTCATGCTGGTATAGGCGAACTTATTTTATATAATACAGATTCTATTTTTTGTAAAGTTAAATTTAACAGGGACGATTTTGAAAAAAATAGAATTGATACATTTAAATTAGCCGAATTATGTGGTGAAAAATTAACAAATGAAGTTTTTGATAGACCTCCTATAGTTTTAGAATTCGAAAAAGTTTTTCATCCCTTTATTCTTTTAACAAAAAAACGATATATTGCTAATAAATTTGAAAATATGAAAGATCCATTTCAACTTAAAGGTATAGATGCAAAAGGAATTGCATTAACACGCAGAGATTATTGTAAAATGGTTAAAAATTGTTATCAAGAAATTATTAATACAATTATGAGTGACAAAACAACAACTGGTGAAATGAAAGTAGATAATAATACAACTGATTCAATAAAACTTAGTATTGATGTTTATAAAAAATATATAAATGATATTTATAATTATAAAATTAAAATTGATGATTTAATTATATCAGCCATGTTAGCTAAAGAATATTCTTGTAAATTATGTAAAAAGAAATGCGAGTGGATTTTAAAATGTGATAAATGTAAAACACCAAATCCTGGAAAATTAAATATATGTAAAACACAAAAATGTAAAAATCCTATCAATTGCCCACATACTTTTAGTTTAGCCCATATAAATTTAGCACAAGAATTATTAAAAAGAAATGAAGAAGTGTCTGTTGGTGATAGAATTGCTTATATATTTGTTGAAAGTGACAATACAAAAGCACAAAAAAACGAATTAGCAGAAGATCCTAAATATGCAATTCAAAATAATTTAAAATTTAACAGAACATGTTATTTAGAACAATTAGCAAAACCAATTCTCGGATTTTTTAAAATTGTATTAAAAGATAATTTAGAACTTTTAGATGAAACTATAAATTATACAAATGACATGTTAATAAAATGCGGAGGTAAAGCACTTAGACCAAGTGATTTTAAATTAGAAGACTAATAAATTTAATTAAGTAAAAAATGAAAATTAAATATACATTATAACTTATAATATGTCGGAACATAAGAAAAAAATATATATAAATATAAGTGATGTAGCCGCTTATATTGGTCAAAATTATTTTGATTTTGTAACACCATTTGAAAGAATATGGAAAAAATGTGATTTAGAAACATATCAAAACTTGATTCAAACATTACAACATGAAATTCATGAAAACAAAAAGGAAATTGATGATTTGGAATTAGAAAAACAAAAATGCGATGATGATTTTGAAAGTAAAAAAATAACAAAAAGACAACATACACTCAGAATTAAAAAAATAGAAGAAAAGAAACAAAACTCAAATGATAAAATTGAGGTCATCCAAGATCGAATTGATGAAATAGATCTAACTCACAAACAACAATTAGAAAAAATAGTAGGAAATGAAATTATTAATAATATGGAATCAAAAAACATTGAAACACAAGATAAAAGAGTAAAAATGTCAGAAGCCCTTGAATCACTTGATGTGTCTGAAAAAAAATTAAGTATGTTAAAGAAAACAGCAGAGTCATATATTAATAAAACACATGGTACTTTAAAAGAAGATACCGCGATTGAAATGTATGAGAAAAAATATAATGTTAAACTTGATACATCACAACAATTTAACAAACGATTTCTAAAACAAATCTCTCAAAATAGCAAATTTGATTGGTATATATGTGGAAAAGTTGATGGATTATATATCGATACACAACCACCATATCATAGTTATATAGTAGAAGTAAAAAATAGGACAAAATCATTTTTTTCAACTTTAAGAGAATATGAAAAAACACAAATACAGTTATATATGTGGGTTTTGGAAATGGATCATGCAAAATTAGTTGAAAAATATAATAATAAAATAAAAATCACAGAAGTGCCTCGTGAAGATGTTTATATTGCTGATATAATGGATTTCTTATGTTTATTTATTCAAATTCTAGAAAACAAATTCTTATCAAATATGACTAACAAGTTGGAATATACAAAAAAGGAATTTGATGATAAAAAACAATATATTAAAAAAATGTTTTTTAGTGAAATTACCAAATTACAAAATGAAAAAATTATAGAAAGAACAATAGATACAGACACTGACAGTGAACAATGTATGATTGATGATTTGTGAGTGTGTGAAAGTGTGTGAAAGTGTGTGAAAGTGTGTGAAAGTGTGTGAAAGTGTGTGAAAGTGTGTGAAAGTGTGTGAAAGTGTGTGAAAGTGTGTGAAAGTGTGTGTTTTAATTATATAAGTTAATTATTTATTTAAATAACTTATTTTTATGTAATTTTTTTGTTAACAAAGTATAAGTAAGTAAAATTTATGCATTTTCAAGAAAAATATATAGTAGAAAATGCGAATTTATATCAATTAATAAATTTAATATTTACAATAGATCCTAAACCTCCTAATTCTATCGCCGTAGATATAGATAAATTAGCAAATGATCAAAATTTAACGGTTTTTCAAAGTTTAATGACTATTTTAATGAATGGTGCAAGAATTCTTTTTGGACAAAATGTGTCTGCTGAAAATATAACAACAGAACAACATAATTTGTTAAAAAAATATATTCAAAGTATTGGATATGAATTATGTCATGAATATAAATATGACGATAATGGGATTCCTTTAATGGTAAATGTATATTTTTTACCATATATAGGTAATATAAATTGTCATGGTATTACAAATGGTAAATAATATTATTATATATTTTTTTTATAATATATATAATAATGCAAACTTTAAAAGAGTATATTTCTGATGACACAGATGATCTTGTAAAGTTTCAAATTTTTTCTTTATTATTTACAGCATTTGGTAAAGACTTTGCAAACTGGCAAACTTTAAAAAATAAAATAACTATAACTAAACTTTATGATATTATATTTGAAATGTTAAATATTGATTATATTTATAAATTAACAAATAATATATATTCAGAAGCACATGTTATTCCTCCAAACTTTACAAAATTTATCAGTAAAAATACATCACCAAATGATGATATTAAATTATATTTTTTTGATAAACTTAAAATAGAAAATAAAGAGAAATATAAGAACATTACTGTAAAGAATCAAGATATTGAAGAATATGTATATTTTAAAAATTGTCCTAATTTATTACATAAAATCAAATCATTAGAAATATCACCATCCCCTGTAAAAAAGGAAATGGAAGATTTTTATTGGGAATATTTTATTTGGAGAAAGAAAAATGATCCTATTTTAGAATCAGCACCAAATACATTAACAATAAATTCTGAAAATTTTACCAAATATAAAATATTTTTAAAGTCAAATCATGGGTGGTCAAGAAAACAATTAGAAACATATTTATTAACAGTAATGATCCCAGAGTTTCTTAAACAATCTAATTTAATTATAAATACAAATCACAAAGTTTATACAGAATGTATCCACTTTCCTTTCTCAAATTTTAAATTTGCAAGTATAATAAATAGTTATATTTCTGGTAAAAGACTAAATGAAGATGTGTTAAAAATAATCAATAAAACGTTTGATGATCCAATATTAAAAGACAAAAACAAAAAGATACAATTACACCAAATCTATAACAAATTAGAAAAAACAAACTATAAAAAATTAATTGAAAATGATATATATAAACGTTTTTATTCAATTATTGTATGTTTAAAATATAAACAATTACTTACCCGTTTTTATTTGGAAGAAAAAATAGAAAAAATCAAAATAAAATATAGTAAAACAAATTATCGTTTTAAATGGCAAAAGATGTGCGCAGAATTAACTGATACTACTCACATTCAAACACTAAGAGAACTTGCGTTAATAGAAAATATAGAAAATGCAAGTATGATGACTAAACGTGAAATATGTAAAGCATTTGCTGAAAAATTGGAAAAATTGATTGAAGAAAAACAAAAAGCCATAGATAATAAAGAATGTACTAATGAGATTTCATTTTTAACAGGTGAAGATGTAAAAGATATACCTACAGAATTTTTCTTAATGTATTCACATAATAATAAAATTTATTGTGACGATATACGTGCAATGAAAACACAAATAGATACAAATAAAGGAATGCATCCAGGATTTAGACAACCCTTAGAAAATACTACTATAGTTAATATAAACAAAAAATATGATAACTTACTAAAATCAACTATTTCAATGTTAGATATAGATGATATAGAACAAGACAAATCTGCATTATCACCAGAAAGTCTATTACAAAGTCAAATGACAAATCTTGTATTAAAAACTAATGAAAATGGATATATTAATAATCAACAATTATTTATTAATTCTAACCAAGAACAATATGATGAATTTTTAGAAAAATTAAAAACAAATTATTTATTAAATGAAAAAGAAATAATATATGTAAAAAATTTCAAGACACTTGTATCTCAAAAAATTAAATTAGTAGAATTACTTGCACTTAAAATAGATAATGATCCAAATAAAGAAGGAAATTTGTCTGAAATAGCAACAAATTTAGTTAATACTTATAATGAAATATTTAAAATAAATTAATCAAAAAAATGAATTTGGATTTTATTGTTATATATATAAGAGATGTTAAATTTATTACCTAATGAATTAACAATTTTAATATGTAATAACTTGGATTTAAAATCAATTAATAATTTAGCATGTACAAATTTACATTTTTATAAAACAATTAATGAAGAATTATCAAATATTATTGTAATAAATGAATTAAAAAAAATTAATAAAAATATAAAAATATGTGATATTTATAATTTTATAACTGATTTTTGTAAGATTATACTTTATAAAAACATGACATATAAACAAATTAAAAACGGTTATCATGATCCAAACATAACAACTATCGGATATTCTACCAATTATTTAGAAAAGGAAAAATATTATAAATCACCTATTTATCATATATCTTATAATAAACATGTTAATTTTTTGTTTAAAGATACATTTCAAAATTATATTTTACATGGTCATTTAAATAAATATAATCCTATAAAAGTAATGTTTTTATATAATTTTATACAAATTGAACAATTTAATTTTACAAATTTAAATTATTATATAGACTTCATAGAAAACATTACATTAAATAAATTTATTAAAAATTATGACGATATAATATTAAATTATTATAAATTTATTATTTATAATTTAAATTATGAAAATTCTATGATGTATGCACAAAGCACTCATAATATTAAATATATAAAATATATTACATTTGATTCTTTATATAAAATAAGTAAGTGGATAATCACACCACATATTATAAACAAATTATTAATGTACAAACCATTAAATTTAGAAAATTCAAATTTATTAATGTGCTGTACAACTTGTTATAAAAAACCTATTGCAGAAATAGTAAACAAAAAATTTGATATACGTGACGATGATTTAATTTCATATAATTATTGCGAATTTAAAAAATTAGTAAAAAAACAATCAAATCAATTTATTTTAACATTTATATTGAATAAAGAAAGGCGACTTGTAAATAAATATATTACAATAACAGATCCAGTAACAAATATAAAACAAAATTATTCACGTTCTTATATTTCAAATATAAATTATAATACATCAATGATAATTAAAAAAAATCAAAACTTTTTAATTAGAAAAATCTTTAATAATTAAATTAATAATATTTTTGTTTATTAATTTCATGTAATTTTTATTAAATTTTTATTCAATGTTTTATTCAATGTTTTATTCCATGTCTTGAATAATATTAGGATTTTGAGCATAAATAACAATTCTTTGTGCAATTTTATTACATAATTCTTTTTTAGATAAATTTTTATGCGATTTTATACCTAAATTATTTGCTAATATTTTAATAGAATTATCAATAACATTATCATTTAAAGTTTCACATACATATTTATATTCTTTTTTGTAGTGTTTAAATTTTTGTTGTTCTCTTCTTAATTTTTTATATTTTTCAAATAAAATCATTATTTGCGGATATTCTTTCTGTTTTTCTTTAATATGCAAATATACATCAAATTCAAACTTCTTTTTCTTTCCATGTTTTATAGTTTTAAATGATGCACCTTTAGATAATAACATATCTACAATTCTAACATTTCTATTAACAGAAGCTATAAATAATGGTGTATGAGATTCTTTATTTAAAATATTCAACTTTATATTTTTACTTGATAATAAAATAAATACCATTTTTTTATTAGATAAACTACACGCTATATGTAAAGGCGTATTACCAGTTGAAGTTTGATGATTTATATTTATATCTACTATATCTATTAAATATTGTGTTTGTAATATCAAATTTTGTTCAACTGAATAATGAATAGGTGTATATTTTGTTATTTTATGTTCTATTTCATATGGTAAAACATTTTTATATGTCTCATTTTCATTTATTTTTTTTTGCATATTTAAATATGTTTCGTGTATGTCTTTTAAACAATCAATATTTTTCATTGTTGCATAAGAATAAACGCTTATTCCATAAGAATTAGTTTCATATAAAGAAAATGGAAACTTTTTAATATATTTTATTAATGTTTGATTATTTTCTGATGTATAATCATCAATTAATGTAAAAATATTTTGAGATTTTAATCTTTTTTTAATAAAATTCATGTGTGTCTTCTGTCTTCTGTCTTATTATTAACAAATAAAAAAATTTTAATTGAGTAACTCTTCTATTTTATCTTTATATTTATTTATAGTATGTACATTTAAATTATTAATATATGATATTTTTGACATCATTTCGTGTTTTTTATAAATTTTACATATTAATTTAACCTTATTTTTAACGCATTTTATTTTATAAATTTGATTTAGAAAATATGACCCTTTATAAAAAATAGAATAAACCAACAAACTACACCATGAACATTTTCTATTATAATCAAAATCACATCTTAAAAATTCTTTAATAAATACATATTTGTATAAATTATAACAAAACTTTATATCTTTATCATTTTCATAATCATATGATATTAATTTATCTTGTGCTACCGTTACTAATATATTATCTAATTTATTTACAAGTAATTTAAATTTAAATTCGTAATTTTTATTATATCTATTCATATAATGTTCAGTAAATATTTTATTTAATAACCAAAAATTAGAAGCTGTATCATAATCATCTATATAAAAGTATATTAAATATATAATATCATACATTTGTTATTTATTAATAATATAATTTACATTAATAATAAAGTTTATATTAAATCCTAAATTAATTAAATCAATTATATGTATGAATTATTAATACATAATTCGGCATTTAAAATACTTGAACCAGCTGCTCCTAATACTATATTATTTGATACAATTGTCATTTCTAAATCCCAATAATTACTTTTTCTTAATCTTCCTATTGAAATACCAAACCCATTTTGATAATCATTGTCAATTCTTGGCTGAGGGCGAATATTATCGTCAAATATTTGAATACAATTGTTATTATTTATAATAATATCTTTAATTTCAGTTAAATCTATATGTTTTATACTTTGATCAAATTTTAAAGATATACAACTTGTATGTCCATTTATAACATTTACTCTATTACAAGTAGAATCTATTTCTATATTTGCATTTATTATATTTGATTCATTATTTAATTCTCCTAAAATTTTAAGTGGTTCATTTTTTAATTTTTCTTCTTCGCGATTAATATACGGTATAACATTATTACATATATCATAAGCAGATACTCCATTATAACCAGCACCTGATACTGCTTGCATTGTAACGATGTTCATTTGTTTTATATTAAAGGTTTTATGTAAATTATATAATGCATACATTACACCAGTTACAACACAATTTGCGTTTGTTATTAAAAATCCCTTTTGTAAATTATAAGTAGATCTTTGTTTATGAATTAATTGTAAATGTTGATTATTTATATAAGGTACAATCAATGGAACTTCAGGATTATTCCTATAAAAACTTGAATTTGAAATTATAGGAAAATCTGCCAAGAAAAAGTTTCTTTCTATATCACCTGCTATATCGCCTGGTAAAACAGAAAAAATTAAATCACAATTTTTAAAATTTTCCGGTACACATGCTTTTAAAATTTTATCAAAAATTATATTATCATCAATATTATTCATTTTTCTACATATTTCTCTATATGTTTTTCCTATTGAGTTTTGTGACGCTCCTAATTCTTCTATTTCAAATTTTGAATTATTTATTAATAATTTAACAAGTTCTTGTCCTACTATTCCAGTTGCACCTAATATACCAACTTTATATTTATGTTCCATTTTATATTTAATTTTTCTAATTAAAAAAAAACTTGAATCAATACTTACATAAAAAAATGAAATTTATTTAAAAACAGTACAAAAAAAATGGGCGGAGAACAATATCCTCTTTTAATGTACGGACCTAAAATTAATTTTCCTATTGAAGAATGGGTTGAAAAATTCTGTTTAATTGACAAAAAAAAATGGGTTAAAAATTTTATGTTAAATGAAAAACACGATTATGAAGTACCATATGATAGCGAAGACGAAGAAGGCATTGATATTATATTTGAACAAGAATATAAAAAGCATGAGTTTTTTGATTTACTAACAAAATTTTTAGAAAAACATCATATGACGGTTGTGTTTAATAATAATTTTTGGTGGAAAGAACCTTATATTGGTATGGAAGTTAAAGATTATAATACATTTAGTGAAGTTCATAAAAAAGTAGTTAATGATTTTTGTAAACAATATAATTTACCCAAACCTACATTTTATGCTGGTATAACTGGGGAATTAGAATAATAAAAATTTTTGGTGAGAACTTTTTTAATTATTTTTAAATAACAATAATTAAAAAAAAACTTAAAAGAATAATTACTTTATATTAATTAAGTGATTTAATGGAAAAATTTTACAGACAAAATTTAATTAATATTCCAAAAGATTATACTAAAAAAGACATCGAGTTTCAAATTATTGAATGGAAAGCACAAGACGAACCATCTGATGATTTTGACGAATCAGAAGATGACAATTCAAGTAATTCATTTGAAAATAAAGATATTTATACAATTCGATGTTTTGGTGCAACCAAAGAAGGAATGTCGGTATCATGTAAGATAACTGGATTTAAACCATTTTTTTATATAAAAGTAGATGATTCGTTTAATAAAATCAAATTACATCATTTTTTAAATTATATAAAATCAAGTTATATTATTAAAAAATATCCAAATGCGTTAATGAAAGAATCTACATTGGTAGAAAAAAAGGATTTGTATGGATTTCAAAATAATAAAATATATAAATTTGTAAAATTAGTTTTTAGTAACTATGCAGCAATGATGAGAGCAAGATATTTATTCAAAAAACCAATTTCAATTCAAAATATAAATACAAAACCTATTAAATATAAATTATACGAAAGTAATTTTGAACCATTTATGAGATATTGTCATATCAAAGATATTTTAATGGCAGGATGGGTTAAATTACCAGCAAAAAAATATAAAATAACAAAAGATACATCGTATTGTCAATTAGAAGTTGAAATAGATAGAAAAGACATTGTTTCTATGAAGGAAAAACAAGAAATGGCGCGTTTTTTACAAGCAAGTTGGGATATTGAAGTATATAGTCAAGACTACTCGTTTCCAAGTCCAAAAAAAAAGGAAAATGAAATTTTTCAAATAGCAACTACATTTCAATATTATGGAGATTCGTCGCCATTAATTAAACATTTACTAACATTAAAAAAATGTGAAAAAATAAAGGATGAAAATATTATTGTAGAAGAATGTGTGTCTGAAAAGCAATTAATTAAAAGATGGATTGATTTAATTCAAAGAATGGATCCTGATATTTTTTATACATACAATGGAGATTCTTTTGATTGCATTTATTTAAAAGAAAGATCAATGATGTTGGGTATAGAAAACTATTTATTAAAAAATTTGAGTCGTCTTCAAGAAACAGAATGTGAAGTTAAAAAAGAATTTTTTAGTTCAAGTGCATATGGTGATAGTGAATTTTATAGAATGTATATTCCAGGAAGATTAAATTATGATTTATTGATTCATTTTAAAAGAGGTATGAAAAAATATTCAAGTTATAAATTAGATTCTATAGCTAATGAAATTTTAAAACAAGGAAAACATGATGTTTCAGCAAAAGACATATTTAAATTTTATGAATCAAATGATCCAAAATTATTAAAAAAAATAGGAGAATATTGTCTTGAAGATACACATCTTTTACAAAAATTAGTAGATAAACAAATGATTTTAACGAATATTATTCAATTAGCTAATGTAACATATGTTCCAATTGGATTTTTAACAACACGTGGTCAAACAATTAAAGTATATTCGCAATTATTACGTAAAGCTCGTCAAATGGATTTTGTTGTCCCACATACAAACTTTAATGAAGATAATTATGGAATATGTATAAAATTTTATGACCAAAATTTATTTGATGAAGAAAATATAGGAGATTATTTAGATATAGATTTAGGCAGTTTTAGTGATGAATTAATAGATAAATCAACAAGTACAACAAAAACAAATTATTCTAAAACACAAAAAGCAAAATTAACATGTAAAATTTCTCAAATATTAGATGATAATACAATTATTGTGTTATGCGATACAGAAATAACAAAGGAATATTTTAATAGAAAAATAAAATATAAATCAAATTATTATAATTCACAAAGACTTTGGCCAGCCGAAGATTTAGTAGATGACAGTTTTACTGGAGCAACTGTATTAGAAGCAAAAAATGGATTATACAAAGACCATATTGCTGTTTTAGATTTTGCAAGTTTGTATCCAACTATTATGATTTCAAGAAATTTATGTTACAGTACATTCGTATTTGACAAGCAATATTTAAATTTACCGAATGTAAAATATGAAACAATTGCATGGAATGATCAAGTTGAATATAAATTAAAACACACATGTGAAGGCGTTGGTAAAAGTGGAAAAAGTAAAGGTCAAGTTTGTGGAAAACAAGCATTTTTTGAAATAGAAAATATAGATAATACTAAAAGTTATTTTTGTAGAATTCATGATCCATGTAAAAAAACCAGATTACCAGATGAAAAATATCAGAAAAAAGATGTTAGTTATAATTATACAATTGTACAACCACATACTTCAAAAGATGGTAATATTCTGAATAAAGGTGTTCTACCAGCTTTATTAGAAGAACTTTATTCAGAAAGAAAAAGAGTTAAAAGAGAAATGGCACAAGCGCAGAAAGATGGTAATAAATTATTAGCAGATATTTTAGATTCGACTCAGCTTGCTATAAAAATATCTTTGAATTCATGTTATGGATTCTTGGGAAGAGGACAAGGAAATTTAATTTTAAAAGAATTAGGTAGTATTGTTACAAGTGTAGGTAGAATGTTAATTGAGGAAAGTAGAGATTACGCAGAAGGTGATTTTATTAAATATATAAGAGATAATAATATTTTAACTCAAAAAATTTCTCAAAAAAATCATGAATTATGTAAATCATTAAGTAAAAAAGATAAACAACTTATATTAAAACAATTTAAATGTTGATACGCATGACTAAATATAAAATTTAATATATTTATTATTTAATAATGTTTATATGTAATATATGCGCTGATGATCCTACAAGTCATTCTTTTAAAAATATAGGTATTAATGATAATATTACATATTATTATACATGCCCTGCTAAAGCAAGTAAATATTATGATGCAGATGGTATAATCTATCATTATGATGGTGTATTGTCAGAAAATACAAATAAATGGATATGGGTATTTGATTGTCAAGATTTTACTACAAAACATCTTTTAGAAATTAATGTTGGTATAAAATTAGCCAAATTAATTACAAATAAATTTAGTCATAATCTTGAAAAAATTCTTATCATTAACCCAACATGGCATATAAAAACTGTAATAGAATTAGTTTCACCATTTTTAAATCGTCATATTAAATCAATTATAACAATTTTATAAACATAAATAATTAAACGTTTTAATAAATATTTAATTATTTAAACTATTTCATAAAAATTTTGGATTGTCTTTCCTTGCAGTTCACTTTTATTTTTATTTTCATATTCACTTCCTTCTGTACTTCCGCTTTGACTTTCTGTATCAACATTTACTTTATAAATTCTTGACTGAAAAATAACAAATATATCTAAAATACCAGTTACAATTGTTAATACAATCCATGGTAAATTTAATATAATATTATACAATTCACTTGAATATATTATAATTGACAAAATATAACAAATATTACCTAAAATTGAAAAAATATATAATAAAATAGATAATCCTTCTACGCTTTTTCTCTTATAATTATAATAAATTTGGGGCATTCTTCCAAAAATATATATAAAAGAACAAAACCAACCAAGAATTTGACCGGCTATAATATTTGTAAAATTATTTATATAAATTTGAAAAAACAAACTAATAAAAAAATTAGTAAAAACAAAAATATAAACAAAAATAGATCTATATAAATTACTATTTGTTTGCATTCTCAAAATATAAATCAATAATAATTCACCGACTAACATATGATACCACCCTATTATAATAAGTCCCAAATTTAATTGCAAAATAAGTGTTCCTAATAAACTTAAAGTATCTGCTTGGCACCACATTAAAATAGTCCATATTGAAATACCATCAGAATGTTTTATTTTATAAATTTTTACAAATTGTGGAATAAATACCACGCTGTAAAACATCATTGAAAGTATTGTAAAAATTAACGAAAGAAGTTCATTCGTTTCCATATTCCATTTTATTAAAAAAATACATTTAATTTCAATTTTTATTTAAAAAAATAAATTTTTATATTTCAAATGTATTTAGGACTACCATTATCATTAATTTATTGTTTCTTGTCAATCAAAGTAAATACACAAGTACTTGATCAAACGTGTGTAGAACAGACTTTTAATTTTGATACACAATTAAATGAAGGTTATAAAATTGATTATAATGCAGCAAATGTTATACAAGAATCAGGATTATTAAAACTTAGATTAACAAAAGAAACTGGTGGAACACGTATTAGTTTAAATAATAAACTTAGATATGGATCTGTTTCTGCAAAAATGAAAGTGTCACCTGGATCAAATATCGTAACTTCATTTATATTAATGGCAGACAATGGTGATGAAATTGATTTTGAATTTGTTGGAAAAGATGATAATGTGGTCCAAACAAACTTTTTTTATAAAGGCGTTCCTATTTATGATAAAAATGCAAAATTTTATAAAGTAAATATGAAATTGTCAAATGTATTTAATACATTTACTATTAATTGGACGCCAGAATACTACGAATGGAAATTCAATGATAATAGTTTAAGAAAATTATTTAAAAATTCAACAGTTAATTATCCAGATTCTTTATCGCATGTTCAATTTGGAATTTGGAAAGCAAATCCATCTAATTGGGCAGGTTGGGGTGTTAAATGGTCTGACGCTCCATTTGAATATATCATAGACTTTATAAAAGTAAATTGTAATAAAGTAAACTCTATAACCACAAGTTCGTCTGTAAGTACAACTTCTTCAACAAGATCTAGTTTAACTATTTCTATTCCATCTTCTACATCTTCTATTTCTACTGTTACAAGTACTGGTACTTTAACTATTTCTACTCCTTCAACTACGTCAGCTATTACAAGTACTGGTACTTTAACAAGAAGTATAACATTAGAAACAAATTCTCTTAAACATAAATTTAACAGAACAAAAATTCAAGACAATGACATAATTAAAACTAATAAAACAATTGATGACAATTTATTTAGAAACATAACTATTAATAATAGCACAAATAATTCTTCAGAACCAAATAATTGGTCAACAGAAAATAATTCAGAAAGTAATAAACAAATTAACAAATATAATATTTTATTTTTAATTTTAGTATCATTTATATATAACTAATTTATTTTATTTTTTTATTGGACATTAATAAAACAATGAGTACAAGTACAATTTCAACATTAACACGCCAAAACGATTTTTTTATAAGTGAAAGTTCATCTGCTTTAAGATTTACTTTATGGGTATCATTTTTTGTTATTTTATTTTTATGTATCAGTTCAATGATTAGCAGATTATGTTTTAATGCATGTGCAGAATCAATTATTGATTCAAACGCATCATTAATGTATAAACCAATAAATTTTAAATCAAAATGTAGTATGCAAGAAGATTTTAAAAATGAAAACATTGAAAGAGGATCAGAATTTAAATTCAATTATAATACAGCTGCAAAATATCAATCAATTGCTCTAACTTCATTTGAACAACAAAACCAAGCTTTATTAAATATGATGGTGGGACAAGCTAATCGTTATTTAGGTGTTCAAAACGGAAAACCAAATATTATATTAGACATGTTTGCTAACCTATACGAATTAGGTGGAAATGTATATGGAGAAGGTGTTACTGATCAAGAATATAGAGCATATGGATTTACACAAGATAATAAAAAGATAGATTTTGGCAAACTAAATAGAGAAAAAGATGGATTTTATAAATTAAAGATTGTATCAAACGATCCATCTATGTTACAATATAATAAAGTTCAAATTGTATACAAAACACAAAAATCAGAAGACATTATTTTAGTTGGTGAATTTGAACCACTTGTATAATTTTTTTAATTTAAACATAAAAAATATTTTATAGTTAAATGAAATTTGTAGAGTTTTTAATTTTATCAAATCTATATATTGTTAATATAAATGCGCATTCACAGCCATCTTGTATTAAAAAATTAGATAAAACAACATGTGTTGGATTTCCAAGATATTATGATTTCAATCATTTATCAAATCAATTACCATCATCTGATTCTAATAATACATTTTATGCATCAAGAGATAGAATTTATCAAATTCAACCTGGTATAGATAAAATTTGTCCAGAATTACCTATAAGCGAATATACTGAAAAATTTCCAATGGCTACAGCTAAAGCAGGTGAAAATATTACATTACAACATCCACCAAGAGGACATTCTTCACAACCAAGTTCTAACGTATGGATTTATATGTATCCAAAACCGGATATGTATCCAACAAATAAACAATTAAATTCATCAGAATTTAAATTAATAGGAGAATATCCATTTGATAATTGCGAAAGTGTATCAAAAGAAGTATCATGGGCAAATTGTACAGGCACTATTATAATTCCACAAAATTTAACATCTGGTGTATATACATTTTGGTGGAGATGGAATTTAAATGAAATCCCATATAGTGATTGTTTTGAAATAAATATTTCTAACAATGGTACAACTAATGATACAACTAATGGTACAACTAATGGTACAACTAACGTTCTTACAGACGATTCTTCAAATTCTAAATTACAAAAATTTAAAGAAAATAAATATAAAAAAATTAATAAAACTTTAAAAAAAGAATTAAAAGAACCAGAGTCTCATTTACATATACATAAACACAATTAATAAATATTAGGATTATATCTTAAAGTATCATATTCATAAATATTAACCATAAATCCATTACCAACACCAGATATATCAATTGTATCACCTGAATATAACTCATTATCGTTTTTAGTTTTAAATGGTATTTTAAGTTTATTTCTACTTTCATCAATTATATAATATTCATATTTATCAGTTTTTGGTGGATATTTAGGACGGCCATATATTGGATATCTATCTTGATTATTATATATATAACCCATTAATTGATAATTTGAATAAGAATCCATATTAAATCTTCCACCTGGATACATTCTTTCTGGAGATACAAGTGGATTATATATTTTATCTAATAATTTATTTTGTGTATTTATATAACTGGTTTGTTCTTTCATACTATTTAATTCTATTTTACATTTTTGTTCTGATAATTGTGTTTCATACAATGCGTCTTGTAATTTATTTAATTTATCTTGTAATTCATCTTTTGTCAAATTTTGGTTAAAATCAATATTTGATAATTCTTCTTTTCTATTGAAATAAATATAAAGTAGATAAAAAATTACAATAATGAATAAAAATATATATAATTTTACTTCATTTTCTTGAAAACACACTTCACGTGATATTTCAACCATTTGTTTTATAATATAAAAATAAAATTTATTTAAGTTATTTAAAATTGAATTTGCATTTGTATTAGTTATATTTTAATATATTATATATAAGTTAAAGTAATAATAAATGTCTAATAATTTAAATAACAAAATTAATTATGATTTTCATTCAAACCACGAATTGAGTTTGAACAAATCATTTTTTGAAAAAAAGGGATTATGCGGATTAGTAAACGTTGGAAACACATGTTTTTTAAATTCAATATTACAATGTTTAAGTCATACTTTAAAATTAACTGATTACTTTTTATCTAAGAAATATGTAGATGATTATGATAACATAAACAAAAATAAAAAAGAATATAAATTATTAAATAGTTATATTAATTTAATGAACAATTGTTGGCAAGTAAATCAATTAATTAAACCAAAAACTTTTTTAGATAATTTATCTTTATATATTTCAAAATATTCAAAATTACAACAACAAGATTCACATGAATGTTTAATTTATATTTTAGATAAATTACACAAAGCATTAGCATATGAAGTTGATGTATGTATATCTGGTGAACCAAAAACTAAACATGATCAATTGATGAAAACATCATTAGAATCATGGAAAAAATTTTATAAAAATGATTATTCTTATATAATAGAATTATTTAACGGTATGATTTATACACAGATAAATTGTATATCTGATAATTGCAAATACAGCGATGATATATTTGAACCATTTAATTCGTTATCATTGGATATACCTTTTCAAAATTCTATAAATCCAACAAATCTTGATGAATGTTTAACACATTATTTTCAAAACGATGAAAAAATTCAATCTTGGCGATGTGAAAAATGTAATAATAATGGATGTGATAAAAGTTCTAAACTATGGTCTTTACCAAATTATTTAATAATACAATTAAAAAGATTTGATAATACTTCAAAAAATGTTTCTAAAAATAATAAAGAAATAGAATTTCCTATAGATGATCTTAATTTAACAAAATATATATCAAAAGATAAAAATGATCCAAACAATTATATATATTCATTATACGCTGTAAATTATCACACAGGTTCCTTAAATAGTGGTCATTATTGGTCATCTTGTAAAAATTTAGATAATAATTGGTATTTATTCAATGATGGTCATGTTACAAAGACAAATCCATCAAGTGATGCATTTTATAAAGATGCATATTTACTTTTTTATTATAGAAAATTTATAAAGAATTAATAGCGATAATTCCATTTTGAATTTATTTTTCTAATTATAAAATTTTTACCTATTTTTGAATCTATGTTATATAATTTATTTAACCACCATGATTTAATTTTTTTACCTGCATGATAATACTCTACTTCTTTTATTAATTTGTTATATAATGTTAAATTACAATCATATACAAATTCAATTAAACACGCGTGACAAACATATATAGAATTATAACAATTAGGATTTATAACACAATTATATCCGTTGTACGATTTTGTTTTACTTTTGGCATATGTTTTATCATCAAAAAAATATATAGCATTATTCCAACAACAAATTTCACAATTCATAATACAATAATTATATTAATGATTTTTATATTTAAATATTATAAAAATTATTATTTCTCAATTTTTGAAGGATTTTGTGTAGGTTCTGGAAAAATAAATCTATTACTGCGAAGATCTTCGTATCTATAACATGAATCTTGGGTTTCCTTACAAGTTTTTGGATTATTATATAACCAATTTTTAAAATCTCCATTTGCATCTGGTGGAATATTTGTCCATGGCATTGTAAAAAATTGTCTTTGTGAATTCATTTTTCCAAAAACATCATCAACATCTCTATATAAATTATTATTAAAATAAGTATCCATTTCCTTTTTAATCTCAGGACTATTTGCATCGCATGCATTCTCTTTTTCTGTAATTTTACCATTTTCCATATTTAAATAATCACCCATTGTAAAATTCATAAAAGGATTTTCTAATGATGGTTTTGTACAATTATTTTCATTTTCCATTTGTTCTATTATTTTAGTTTGTGTTGGTGGTTGTGTTGGTGACGGTGTCAATGATTGCATGACAGTTTGTGACTGAGGATTATTAATATAAATATAATAACTTAAAAATGCCATAGCTATTCCAAAATAAGCATATATAAAATCATTATAATAAATACATAAAATAATACTTGTATAAATTCCAAATCTCATAATAGCATTAGCCTGTTCTTGTATTGTTTGTTTTTTAACTGGAAAAAATTGTATTAATTTATCTTTCTTAAATAATACATTTATGTCATTATACCAAAAATCTTGTGTATCTACCACTTTATTTGCCATTATATTATATATATAAAAAAAAATTATTTTTTAGATTGTGAATTTAAATTAAGATTTGAAAATAAAGATTTTAACATTGGTGTATTTTGAACTGCATTCAACATATTAGAAGCTTTTTGTTGTAAGGCATTTTCATCTAATTCACCATTACTTATCTTATTTTCTAATTTATTTGTTATATTATTTATTAAATTATTTACACTTGGATTTGAATTTCCAGACATCATAGAGGTTAATAATGTCATTGGGTCTATATTTTGACTTTCTATGTCATTTGCAATTTCTGAAGCTATATTCATTATTTGTGGATCATTTGTAAATTCTGATCCTAATAAATTATTGAATATATCAGGCATATTATTAGATTGTCTGTGTCTATTTCTTCCTCCATTATTTCTAATTTTTGGCTTTGTTTTTGATTTAGAAACAAGAGAATTGTCAACTGTTTCTGTTTCTAATTTCTGTTTAAATTCATTCATAAAATTTGCAAATCCTTCAAAATTTCCATCGCCTAATTTACTAAAATTAAATATTATAGACGAAGTCATATACAGATTGTATAAATATTTTATTAATGTTTTTTTAGTATTTTTATTTTCATCTTTAAATATGTCTAAATTTAATTCTAATATCTTTATATTATTCAAAAATTCAAATTCTTGAGATTTAATTTTTTTTTCACTTGTTGTTATTTTATATAACGAACCCTCGTGCGTTTTCATCATTTCTATATAACGATTTAAAAATTCTAAAAATTCATTCTCGTTTTTTTGAAAATCTATAATTTTACTATTAAATTGTGATATAATTGATTTTTCTACATAATCAAATGATAAATCTACCTCGTTAATAAATTGTTTTAATGTTTTTAAAATATCTTCCTTTAATAATTTTTTAATATCAAAAGACTCTTGTGGTTGTTCTTGTGGTTGTTCTTGTGGTTGTTCTTGTGGTTGTTCTTGTGGTTGTTGTTGTTGGTCCTCTTTATTTTCCATCTAAATATCTAAAACTAATAATTTTAATTATAAAAAATAGTTAAAATTACCGCACAATATAATATTAGTAACTCCATGTATTATTATTATTTAAAAATGTATAAGTAGTATTAACAGTAGTTATTGGTATTTTTGCTAATTCTGTTCTATCAGATGATAATAATATAAGAGATGTTCCTACAATTCTATCTTTACAACAATCTCTGCGATTTTGTATAATTATTTTGGATAATTCTTTTTCAGAACCTAAATTTAATTCCATATATGCATCTTTTGACGCCAGTGTATGTGCCAATGATCTTTTTGTTTTATTATAGTCTATACTATTATCTATTAATAACTGCGGTCCCCAACTTGCAGCACTAGCGTATTGAGGTGCTAAAGAAGGTGTTATTTCTGTAATTTTAGTATTATTTTTGTCATATACTTCTATTTCCAATATATTAATAGGCGTATCTATATTATCAGTTCTCTGTAATCTGACATATTGTACTTGCTTACAAGGTTTTGTTTCTGTTAATTCTGGGCATGCTTTACCTCCATTAGACATAGGTTTAATTATAGTTCTAGTTCTATTACTTTCACCATTTTGACAAGGAGACCACTCTCCCCAAGTACTTACTTCGCAATCTTGTGATACAGACTCAAATATTGG